ATTTATTCATGATTTTTTAACACATTTCTCTTTCTATGGTGTTATTATACCATCTTTTCTCATCTTGTCAAGAGAAGATTAATCCTTCTTATACCAAGGAATCTTTAAATCTTCATATCTCTTTAATTGTCCATCTTCATAATACTCAACAACATAATGTTCTTCGTTTCCGGTACTATCCTTATAATGAATTAGATTATTGTTTTGATCATATTCTTTCCAATATTCAAATCCATTATTATATTTACAATGAATCAAATTATTGTTCTGATCATAATCTTGCCAATATTCGGATTCATGCTCATCTTTGTAATGGATTAGGTTATTATTTTGATCAAATCTTTTCCAATATTCAAATCCATTACTACTTTTATAATGAATCAGATTATTATTTGGATCATATTTTACAATTTCATTACAAAGAGTTTTTATCCATACAAAATATGTATTATAATCACCTTGGATTTTTTTAATCTTATTAAGAGGAAATCCAATCAGTTTATTATTAATACAAAAATCAATAACATTTTGGTTAGCATTATGATTCTTCAAAAATTCAATTGTTAATGTGTTCATAATTTAAAAAATAATATTTGATAAAAATCTTTCCAACCACAAGATCATTATACCATCTTTTTTCATCTTGTCAAGAGGAAAATAATGCTTTTTTTGACTTTTTTGCTTTGTAACTTATTGATTTTTCTATTGTTTTTTAGGGGATTTTGGCGTTTTTAATGCTGGTAAGGGGGTAACCAAGGGTATAATATGCTTATTCTATATTTAATCGCAGTTTATTGCGGGTTTTAAACCAACTTTCGTCATATTTGTTCTTATCTAAATTCATGTTATCTAAATCCCAGATTCCTTCTTCCATTATCATATCATATACAGGTTTTTGTGGCAATTCATTCCTTCTTTTTATACACCATACTGCTGATCCCCAACTTGGGTCTTTTACCCAATATTCATATAAATTCTCAATTTCATCATATGACAATGGTTCGGCATCAGCGTATCCCCATGCAAAAATATCATTACAATTAACACAAATTGCAATTATTGTTTTATCCGTTTCATTCCATTCTTCCTTAAACCAATAACTATTAATAAAAATTATTTCATTTATTAATAAATGTGCTAATGCAAAATTTTCATTTATTTCTTTATTGTAATATAAATCTGTTTTGTTTATCTTGTTCTTCATTTTTTTACACTAAGTATTCTCTACATTTTTATTAAATTGATCTAAAGACTTATTAATAATGTCTTTCATCTCTATTCTAACATTGTTAGTTATTTCCTCAACTATTAACTTTTCAAGGATAGGAGCAACAATATAAATTATTTGACGGGTTATTTGTGTAGTTCGATAGTATAAATTATCATCTGGAATGATATAATCAACTTTATTAAAGTCAAAAGAATTTTTTGACCTTAATCCTTTTAATCCAGAAATTAACACTTGTCTAACGTCATCATATACATTATTCGCAACTGCATCTATTAAATATTGCTTCATTTTTGTTTCTCAAACCAAGGAATCTTTAACTTATTATACTTCTTTAATTGACCATCTTCGTAATATTCAATGATGTTTTGCTCTTCTTTTCCATTAGTATCCTTATAATTGATTAAATTGTTGTTCTGATCAAATTCTTTCCAAAATTCATAACCATTAACATTTTTATAATGAATTAGATTATTATTTTGATCAAATTCTTGCCAATATTCTTCTCCATCAGCATCTTTAAAATGAATTATATTGTTATTCTGGTCATATTCTTGCCAATATTCTTCTCCATCAACATTTTTATAATGAATCAGATTGTCGTTCTGATCAAATTCTTTCCAATAATCTAATCCGTTACTACCTTTATAATGAATCAGATTATTGTTCTGGTTGAATTCTTGCCAATATTCTTTTCCATTATTATCTTTATGATGAATCAGATTGTTGTTCTGATCATATTCTTGCCAATATTCTTCATCATTATTTCTGTAATAAATTAAATTATTGTTCTGATCATATTCTTTCCAATAATCTAATCCGTTACTACCTTTATGATGAATCAGATTGTTGTTCTGATCATATTCTTGCCAATATTCATATCCTGTATTATCTTTATGATGAATCAGATTATTGTTCTGATCATATTCTTGCCAATATTCTTCATTATTATTTTTATAATGAATCAGATTGTTGTTCTGATCATATTCTTGCCAATATTCTTCATTATTATTTTTATAATGAATTAGATTATTGTTCTGATCATATTCTTTCCAATATTCTTTTCCATTATTATTTTTATAATGAATTAGATTGTTATTCTGGTCATATTCTTGCCAATATTCATATCCTGTATTATCTTTATAATGAATTAGATTATTGTTCTGATCAAATTCTTGCCAATATTCTAATTCATTATTATTTTTATAATGAATTAGATTATTATTAGCATCAAATTCAGAAATATTATTATATATAGATTTTAACCACGAAACATACTCATTATAATCACCTTGAATTTCATTAATCTTATCAAAAGGAAATCCAATTAGTTTATTATTAATACAAAAATCAATGCCTTCTTTACAAGCATAGTGTTTCTTTAAAAATTCAACTGTTAATGTAGTCATAATTTATAAAAAAAATATTTGATGAAAATCTTCTCAACCACAAGATCATTATACCATCTTTTCTCATCTTGTCAAGATATGATTGGTGGATCAATTGATCCACCATGATATAAAATTAAATTATTGTTAAACTCGTTCCACAATTTGAACAAAAGTTTGAAGAAATTTTATTTACTTTACCACATGTAATACATTTTTGTTTTGTTTTTGTTGAAACGGGTTTATTAACAATATTATTGTTATTTTTACCCATTAATTTAAATATTATTGTATGTGATACATCTTCGGTTTGAAAAGATGATGTTAAATTAAATTTTTGATTTGAATGACTTCCTGGAACTGTAATTCCATATACAGATGAAGCATCACGCACAAAAGAATTATGATGAAACTTAAAATGTGGTATATAATTATTTTTTTGAGGAATTTCAAAATTAAATTTTATTTGAACCAATCCATCTTCTAATTTTATACCTCTATATTCTTCAATAGAAGAAGTTCTTTCAATAAATTTAAATTTATTTCCTTCAATAAGATTATTATTAACTATTGATCGTTCTAAATCAATTTCTTGAAGAGGATATAAAACCAATCCGGGTATTACTTCGTTTCCATCAATAATTATATTAACTAATGCTCTTTGTGAAGAATTTAAATTTTTTAATAAAATCGAATATTCGGATTGATAAGGGATATAAACAGTATCATCTATTTCTCTTAAAATTTTACCATTTACTTTTAGTGCAGCGACAAATTTATTATTATACATCATAATAATCTCCAGATTTTAAACGACTGATCGTCTAACAGTCTAAAATTTTAAAGACGATTTAGGAAATCTTTTAAATTATTTATATAAGTTTTATTTCTCAATCCAAAACTGCGGGACGGAAGCACAGTTCCCCCCGCAGTTTTAACTTTTTAATTGTTCCAAGAATATCTTTCATTCATGATAGTATTTAACATAATTTTCTCTGGTGTAAAATTATCTAAACTATCATTAGAAAGAATAGATTTAACAATTGCTGGTGAAAACCCTGATACCAAAGCAACACCAGTATCATTAAATTTAACAGGAACATTATCATAGGAATTTAAATTCCAAAAAACAATTTTTGGCATTGTATACCCATGTTGTTCATATTCTTGTTTAATCATATTCATTGCATTTAAACTTGAATTTTGTACACAAAAATCAAACTGCATATCACTTAAAACAAGTAATAATTTTGGCATTTCCTCTTGAGGTACATTTCCATCAACTGCGGTTTTAAGAATTAACTTAACAGCAGCATGAAGATTTGTATTCATACCCCAATCAGATTTTACCATCTGTTGAATTTTTTGAATAATATTACCTCTTAGATGTACAAGTTTTGGTTTTGCTGAAAAAGTAAGAAATGCATCTTTAAATTTCCCAACATTTTTTTCTGCAAGATATAATCCCAATGAAACAGCGATATCCATACAAGTTAGGTTTTGATTGTTTCCTGCAAATGTAGTCATTGAACCAGAAACATCTACTAAAGGAAGGATACTTGCATCACCAACAAAATTAGGTAATGCTTTCCATTGTTCAATGATTAAATCCTGTTCTGTTTTTGCGTATGGTTTCCAATCAAGATTACCAACACCTTTAATCACATCATAAGGATAAATTGCCCCGGCAGCAACCGATACGGACTTATCCCCAGAAACCAATTTAAAAATATATTCCGCGTACTTTTCTGTATGTCTATTAAAACATTTTTTATATCTGGATGCTGCAAGGGACGGGACAGAACTAAAATTGATATCATCCCACATTCCCTTACACATTTTTTGTTCGACCACATCCGTAAAAGAAGATATGATCTTTCTATAAAATTTTGGAGTCCAACCAAAATAATTGATCAGATCAATGGCAATACTTTTTTTCGCAGATTTTTCTCTAGGCAACCATTTACATAAAGTAGAAGCGGTAAAAAGTTTTTGATTACATATATTTTTCAATTTTGTTTTAGAGTTCATTCTCAATCCTCAGTTTACAATTATCAAAATGCCATCTTTTTAATTGATTTATTGCTCCATATTTACCACAAAAAGGACAATCTGTCTTAGTTTTTGGTTTTTTCATCTTTTCAATTGCTTCTTGTGAATAAATTATTTTTCCTCTTTTTGCAATTGTTTTCTTTTGTTTTTCTATACTTTCTGGAGTTCTTTTATTCGTTCCATTTTTACGTTTAGTTTCGTTTGCTTTTTCAATACTTTCTTTTGTTATATTATTTTTACCTAAAGTACCATTTTCCTTTTTTGTTTCTAACCCTTTAGCAATACTTTCTGGAGTATTTACATTTAAAGTGCCGTTTTTTCTTTTTGTTTTTAAGGTTTTTAAAACTGTTTCTCTTGTCTGAACATTAATAGTACCGTTTTTTCTTTTTGTTTTTAAAGATTTTGTAATACTTTCTTTAGTGTTTGTATTTAAATTTCCTTTTATTTTTCTGGTTTCAATCCTTTTCTTTATACTTTCTTCCGAAAGAAGAAATCCTCCATCTCCCGTTTCTTCTTTTAAATTCGCCCATTGTTTTGAATCCACAATATTCCATAATTTTGAATAATAAATTCCTTTTTCTTTGATTTCTTTTTTACTATCAGATTCGTAAATTACGTCAGTTATAACATCATAACCATATTTTTTTATATGATGATTCCAATAAATTCCAGACCCCTTACATAATTGAACATCTTTTGATTTTGTATATCCCAAATATTTCAAACCAGTTAAATTATGAGTTTTGACGTATAGTTTATACATATTCTTTTAATAATTTTTCGCATTCTTCTTCAGACATTTTATCTATTTGAGATAAAATCTGTTTTGCTTTTATACCTTCCTCTAATGCCTGTCCAATCATACCAAAAGCAGCATTTCGCAAAGTTTCGGTTTGAAAAACAAGCAAATCATCCCAACGACCTAATTCTGGAATTTTTGGTAAAATTTTCTTACAAACTTCTGGTGCATTTACTTCAAGATATTGAAGGATATCACGAAATAATTTTCTTTCGCCGGAACCTTGACGAACATCTCTTAACCAAAGAGCAATTCTTACTGCTAAATCTTGATCTTCAACAAATGAAGCAATAAAAGTTGGGATTATATTTTTGCCTCTTGATGCACCTGATTTAAAGAAAAAATCAACAGATGCATTTGTGGTAGAAACAAATGCAGGCATTCCATTTTCAGTAGTAGTTAATTGATTATCAACAGCATGTACAAAAGTATTCATAATATCCTCCACAGGATCAAGTTTTTTTACAATGTTAAAGTTTGTATTTTTTAATTACGGGAATGATCCTTATTTAAAATAATCAGGTTAATCTTTTCGTTCAAGGCGTGAGCCCAGAAGTATTTTATCTTGCTGAATTTAACCTTAAAATTTTAAACAGAATAGTTTTTTACCCTCATTTTAGTTCTAAGAGTGAAGAACATTTTGGCAGACAGCGTTTCCGCAGTCAAAATTTATTTTGCTGAACCTATTCTTTATTAATTACAATTCACTTTCATTTACAGGATGTTCTTTTTCACAAATAGTACATCTTGCACCAGACTTCTTTTTATTTATATTACAAACTCGCATTGAATTTCCATATTTCTTATCTTGGAAATCTGATGCAGAAGTTCCTTTACATGAACATTTCTTTATTACTAGAGTTTTTGCCATATTTTATACCTCACATAAAAAATCATTAAATCAGGAAATTGTTTCGCCCTAACGCGAATACTACAAAAGTATTTTTGGATTCGAACCAATATTGTTTTAACTTTGCTGAAAATTTCCTTTTTAATTCGTATAGGAGAATGAGATCAAGAATACACTGAGCGGCGTATCGGGATCGAACCGATGACAACGGACTTGGAAGGACCGTGCTCTACCAACTGAGCTAACGCCGCTCAGTGTATTCTTATTACTTCTCTTATTTTTCATTATTTAATCAGATTGGTGTTTTTACTATTATCAATTAGAAGTTGAGTAGTTTTTATTTTGCTGTAACCAATCTTTTTATCTTTCATTGTGTATATTATACATCATTTTTATTTTTTGTCAAGCCACATTTGCAATATTTTTAAATCTATCTGCTACTGTACTAGCACACCAAGCGTTCGGTTTAACAATTGGAACTACATTACACATTCCTTTTATATACCCAATTGCTTCATTAATAACAACACTTGATCCATTTTTTTCATCTTTTGAAATATCTAAATGAATTTCTACATTTTTATCTTCTAAAAGATCAGAAAATTTTAAATATAACTCAGCAATTTTTATTACTTCATTCATTAAACGCATTCTTGGTTTATTTTTTTTGGTATCATAATCTCGTTCTGAAACTATTTCACCAAATACTTTACATCCATGTTTACCATCAATATGAATTACAATAACGGTATAATATTCAGCATACCAAATACCATTTCGTTTAAACCGTTCAGAATCCCCACCAAAATAAATTTTAGTGTTTGGTCCTTGTTTTTCAATGAATTCAGTTACTTCTTGTATATTTATTCTTTTCATTTTCAGATTAAATCGTCAATTATTTTATATTACCACAATAATTCAAAATTTCCATTTAAAACTTTTTTACAAGTAGATTTTTTATTGGTATTATGATCTTGGACTATATCATCTTGGAACCTATATGTTCGTATTTTATCTCCACGCATACCACTTCCAACTTTGTATTTTCTATCTAATGATATTTCTTGTTCAAAATTCTTTTGTAAATTAGTTTTTATAATATCTTCTATTGTTGTTCTACACTCTTTATATGAATTTTGTCTACTTCTACATTGTGAAGTTACAGTTATTCCGGTTGGTATATGAATCATTCTACAACTATTTTGGTGTTTATTCCTATGTTGACCACCAGAACCAGTCCCAGAATACCATTCAATTTTTAAATCAGAATCCTTTATTTCCAAAAAGAAAGATTTTTCTTCTAAAACTGCAACTGTTACTGTTGAAGTGTGAACTCTACCTTTTTTTTCTGTTGGAGGAATTCTTTGAATTCTATGTCCACCACATTCATTAAATAATTTTATTAAATTATCACCTTCTACTGAAATAAAAATTTCATTAGTTTTAAAATCAATTATATTATACTTTCAAGAAACACGTTCAAACATTTTAATATAAGAGTGTGCCAAATCTTTAATAAAGAGTTTAGAATCTTCTCCACCTTCTGCTGCTCTAATTTCTAATATAAGTTTCATTTATGACTCCTAATTTTTTTATTATTTAATCGGTCAAACGTTTCCTGTAAAAGTTTTTCAGAAAACTTTTTCAATTTTTTCTTAGTTGTTAATTTCTTCTTTATTGCATTTAAATGAAAATATAATTACAATTATTATTTATTTAATTCCTTATCCCATAGGTTTGTTATAAAAATTTCTATATATTCTAAATCAGTTAATTCATCATAAGAAAAAAGAATTTCATTTTTCACACTATATTTAGATTCAGATATATATAATATTTTTTTTATAAAAAAATGTAATTCCATTAATTCTTCCTTAATTGGATATTCAGGTGTTTCTACTAACTGAAGTATTTTAGTAGAAAGTTCTTTACATTTATCATTAATTTCAGTTTTATTTAAAGGTATTAACATAATTTTAAATATTTATTTGGCACCCTCGGAGGGAATCGAACCCCCAACGAAACCTTAGAAGGGTCTTGTTATATCCATTTAACTACAAGGGCAATTTCAAAATTGGAGCGAAATACAAGAATTGAACTTGTATCTTCTACTTGGCAAGCAGACGTTTTACCATTAAACTAATCTCGCATTAAATTGGTGGAGTATAGGGGTAACGATCCCCATTCTTCGGATTGCAAAACCGACGTGTTGCCCTCAATCACTAATACCCCATAAATGGCTCCGGGTACTGGAATTGAACCAGTCTCATTCTCCGTTAACAGCGGAGTGCATTCGCCATGATTGCTAACCCGGAATTGTTCTTTAGGGGAGAATTTTAATCTCCCTTGATTTTTATTATACCTTAATTATTCTTAATGTTAAGATGATGATTCATCAGTATTTATATTTCTTCTTTTATATAATTTATAATATTCTCTAAAAAGAAATCCACCCAAATAAATCAAAAATACCCCCGCAATTATTCTAATTAACATAATATTTACCTTTGATTTCCCGTAGAAAGTGCATCCAACGCTTTAATATTATAAATGAAATATTCACCATTATAATATTTAGATATACATCCTTCATATGTAATATTTTTACGAGTTAATAGATAATAAACACAACCTCCACGGTTTAAACCAAAAGTCCATTGATATCCCTCATATCCAATCACTTCAAATCCATTTTTATTCCATACGTCATTTGAATGCTTCTTTATGTCCTCAACATTTTTATTAGAATAAGAAAACAGAGATATAATAAACAATATTATTATCCCGAATAGTACATATATAAAATAATCAATAAATTTATCAAAAAAATTATTCATTTCAATTCACAATTTCTAACAGTTTGTTCTGTGCATCAAGTTTAATCTGATCATTTACACCATAAAACGAATTCCAAAACTTAGCACTTTCAGTTCTTGGTTTAGTTGAATTAGTAAAATAATCAGTAATACCCTGAAGAACATTATAATAAGTATTCTTTCCAAATTCTGAACCATTACCATTTTTGTAAAGATTCATAATATTTTCAACTTTCTGTTCTAATTGATTACTCTGTTCGCTAACTCCCTTTTCAAAAAACATTTCTTTATAGAAATCTTCTGCTTGCTTTGGTGTACAAGAAACATTTGCTAATTTCTGCATATTAGTAATAAAATTAAACTGACATTCTTCAATTAATCCCAAATCTAATTTAACTTTATCTGGATTAAATGTAGTTGAATGAATCACTTTTACCATATTTTTATTTTTTTCATTCATTGCCATTGTTAATGTATTATTACATACTGTTCTAATTGAAGTAATCTTAGCAACTGTTGCTAACGTTCCATCTAATGATGTAGTAATAAGCAAATATCCAGTAATCACATCACCTTTAATAATTTCAAAATCTTTTAGTTTTGCTGTTGCAAAGAATCGTTTTCCACCAAAAAGTGATCCACATGAACTCATTTCCATATTATGTTGTTCAAGAACACCATAAAAGAAATCTACAATTTCACCCGGTTGAACAATTCTATAATCATCACTTACAATAGACAAAGGTGCAGATGTATCATTTCTATACAAAACCTTTCTTTTTGGAAAGAATTTTACTTGTTTATCTTCTGTATAATATACAACCGGACAACCATATGCTTCCCATTCCAATCCTGCTTCTTTCTTCCAAGTTTCAATTGGTGAATTAAGAGGAACAATTTGTCCTTCACCATGCCAAGGCGAACCATGTTCAAGTACATAAGCAAAATTCACACGACCATTTGAATAATCAAGTTCAGCAGACATTTTCAATTCCTCATTATTTTATTGAAGTTAAATTATAACACAGTTTTTGATGTTGTCAAGTAAAATTTGGTGCTCCTGCGGAGATTCGAACTCCGTTTACCAGATTGAAAGTCTGGTGATCTAACCCATTAATCTACAAGAGCGTTTTTTATAGAACCATATTCCCAAAGAGTGTCAAGTCTTTGTATCTGATGATTAAATTCGATTGCAATCAAAATTAATCTAACCCATTCAGATGTATAGGCATATGACAAAAATATGGTTCTATAAAAAATTGGAGCCCCCTGCCGGAATTGAACCGACTTCTCAAGATTACAAGTCTAGTGCATCACCATTTATGCTTAGAGGGCAAATCTATTTTATTTTAAAATTGGCGACCAATATGGGAATTGAACCCATCTGATATCTTGCGTGACAGGCAAGCGACCACACCATGCAGTCCCATTGGCCATAAAACTTTGGTAGTCACACTCAGAATCGAACTGAGGATTTAAGGATGTAAGCCTTATAGTTTACCACTAACTTATGCGACCATAAGCAGGATATTATTCTATCACCATTAGATTTATATAGTTGCTGTATATATCCTTTTTTATCTCACTTTTCTTTCTTGTAATTAATACATTCTAAATTATCAGCATTTTCATTAATTTGTTTTGCTTCTACACAAGTCCATTCAGATTTTAATAATCCATATTGCGAATTATCTAATACAAATAACCCTATAAAAAACCCCACAAAAAATACTATCAATATTCCTGCCAATACCATCCAAAAATTCATTGTATCAATATCTCTCATTTTTATATCTAATGTATTTTATTATATTATGGTACTTCCTAGTGGTTACGATCCACTTTTTCCAGATTATCAGTCTGGGGTTTTACCGATTAAACTAAGGAAGTATATTTGGTGGAGGATGAAAGAATTGAACTTTCCTCTTATGTTTATGAAACATTTATAGTCACCAGACTACTTAACCTCCAATTAAAATGGACGCGGGTGGCGGAATCGAACCGCCCTCTTGTGCTTATGAGACACAAATAGTCATCCAGACTACTTACCCGCCAAAAAACATTTTATTCTATAAAATTACAAATTTTAGAAAACACTTCTAACGCATTATCCTTTTTAATCCATTCACCATTTTCTTTAAAAATATCATAGTGATTTAAAATACTTTTCTCTTTGACATTTCTATCTATAACAAAATCATATTTTACAATTTTAAATTTTCTATACGGATCATATGTTTGATATGATTCTAATCTCGAAATTAAGTCAATTGTCATTCCTATTTTATAATGTTCTGGAAATGATGGATTTTCTATCACATAAACTAATCCAGACATCATATCTTTAAACTTTGCTCCCCGAGAAAAATTTTCTTTTAATAAATTTAAACCAGCAATTTTTCTAGCAAATCGTTTATTATTTTTCCTCCCAATTCCTCTTTCCGATTTACCGAATATAATTTGGTAATATTTCATATAATACAAAAGCATTTCTTCTGTTATTTGAAATAACGAATTTTTAGGTATAATTTCTTTATTCGTTAAAACAGATATAATATTTTGTTCTTTGCCTTTTATCATAACATTAAAATTTGGTAGGGGTGGAGAATTACGATATCTCGACTTACGGTTTAAAGGACCGCTACTCTGCCTCTGAGTTACACCCCCAATAATCAAAACAGGATGTTATTTTTTTACATTAACAGTGTAATAAATAATTTGCTGAATACATCCTTTATTGAATTTGTTGTAAACCTCTCACCACAACATAGAGAGCATTTTGCATCAATTTAAAGCGCCGATACCGTTTAGGGTACGTTATTGCAGAACTACTTGATTGCGGTCTTTCTAATTGTATGCCTACAATTGATTTCATTCCTACTAACATTTACAACAAAACTTTGGTGGAGAGGGCTGGAATCGAACCAACTTGCCGAAGCCACGGTGTTACAGGCCGCTGTCCCTACCTTTAGAACATCCTCTCCCAAACCATTTTTAAAATAAATTATATAAATTCTATAAATATCTCTTTTACTTTATCATTATCAATCCATTCTCCTTCTGAAATATTTATTTTATATTTCATTAGGATTTTTGACTCCTCTTCTTTCATATTTTCAACTATTTTATAGTGTTCTACTATAAACTTTCTAAAAGGGTCATATGTTTGATATGTTAATAACCTTTTTGTTAAATCTTGTGTTATTTCTATTTTATATAGGTTAGGAAATGCTGGATTTGATATCAAATATAATATTCCACTTTTTATTTTATTAGTATTTTTTGTTTTGTTAGAAACATCCTTAGTTTCTATTCTTGAAAGACTTAATTTTAAGAGTGAAAGTCCAGCAAGTTTCTTAAAAAATCGAATTTCTTTCTTTTTGTGTTGTTTTGCTTTTTCGGGAAAAGTTTTACAATATTTACAATAATATTTTTCCATTAATTCATCAGTTATTTCAAAAGAAGATGTTTTTGGTATAATTCCTTCTATAATCATCTCTTTTATAATATCTATAGTTTGATTATTTCCTATTATTGTTTCCATAATACTTTTATATTACAATTTTAAATTTGGTAGCAGTGGAGAGATTCGAACTCTCAATCCTAAAAGGCGGCAGATTTTGAGTCTGCTGTGTATTTCCGTATTTCCACCACACTGCCATAATTGGTCTCCCAAGGCAGATTTGAACTGCCACCACACCGCCCCAAACGGTGTATGCAACCAAGTAACACTTTTGGGAGTAAAAACTTTTTTCTCTTTCTTCTTGACTATGTAAACAGTATACCACTATTTTTCATCTTGTCAAGTCTTTTTTTGAGGTCTAGGTCAGATTCAAACTGACGAATAGTGGTTTTGCAGACCACCCCCTTAGATCACTTGGGTACTAGACCATAAACCTTTTTTCTTTTTCTTCTTGACTATGTAAACAGTATACCACCGTTTTTCATCTTGTCAAGTCTTTTTTAAATTAGTGATTTAAAAATATTTTCATAAAGTATCATATGATTTTTCATAAATTTCCTTATCACATATATATAATTCACCATCAATACCTTTCATTAAGTAATCCCCTGATTTTCCAGTTTTATAATTTCCTTCCAAAGAATTAACTTGAAATTCTTCCAATATTTGTTTAGAATACACTATTATAGGTTTCTTTTTACAAGGATTCATCCCTTCAACAACTTCATATGTCTCAAAAATTTTCATATTAATACCACCATAAACAAAAAAGATAAACTTTCACTAAATAAATTGTTAAAAAACATATAAAAATGGAGGAAGGCATCGGTCTTGATCCGAATACTTTGGCAAGTACGATGAGTTTAGCAAACTCTCCCAACACCCCGGTTGGTTTACCTTCCATTGATTGTTAAAAATTATAATTATTATTAAAATTGGCAGAAGAAAGAGGAATTGAACCCCAATCCGTTAGGATCGTTACGCTTTCCAAGCGAACATTAACACCAGTTAATATTTTCTTCTAAAATTGGCGGAAGCGGTAGGATTTGAACCCACGGACCCTTTCGGATCATCTCGTTTCAAGCGAGGCGCATTAAACCGGACTCTGCCACACTTCCATAACTTATACAAATTGGCCCCCTTACTAGGATTCAAACCCAGAACTCAATATCCGTAGTATTGTGTGATATTCAATTTCACTATAAGGAGATAACTTTATTATTAATTAATACATATAGCATTAATATCTTCATTAGAAATATCTTCTGAATTAAATTCTCCACCCTCAAAAATACCTAATGATGGTGTACAAAAAACCTGTCTAAATTCATTTCCCTCATCATCTATAGAATAGATTACGTTTAGATTAGCATAATTAGGATTTTTGTTTAAAATCGTATTTAAGTTATATATATATTCAAATAATGTCATAATATTATTCTCATTAAAATTAATTTGGTGGGTGGTACTGGAATCGAACCAATTTCTATGGTTTTTCAAACCATCGCAATCACCAGACTTGCTCACCGCCCATTATTTTGGTCCCACCGGTCAGATTCGAACTGACACATAAACAGTTTCTAAGACTGCCCTCTCTGCCAAGTTGGAGTACGGTGGGGTAGTTTATTTTTCTTTATATTTCTTCAATTCAATTTTTGCTTCAATCATTGAGATTTTATGTTTCTTGACATAAATTTTCTTTGGTTTCTCAACTTGAGGTCTATTGAACCATATTTTTGTCATTCCGTCAAGAACTTTTTTCATAAAACCTCCTTTTATAAATTTGGGGGGTAATACCTGATTTGAACAGGCATCTTCTTTAATCACAGTAAAGGGTTTTACCAATTAAACTAATTACCCCATTGTTTTGTTCTCTTACATGGATTCGAACCACGATTCTCTGATTCAAAGTCAGATGTCCGGCCAATTAGACGATAAGAGAATTTAATTTGGCATCCCGTTGAAGATTCGAACTCCAACTAATAGTTTTGGAGACTATTGTGCTACCCATTACACCAACGAGATGCAGTAACTATCCTCTCCCCTTCTTTTGAAGGGGAGTAATTATATTTCCATTTTGTTAAAGAGCAATTAATAAAAAACCCGAAGTTTTTAAGTTCGGGTTTGTAGTTTATTAATATATTATTATTCTTATACTATACAAACCCTATTTTATTGTGTGTAAAGGTATTATTAATTCTTGACGCACAATAACCTTCACACCAACTTAATTGGAGTTCGGACTTATGATCAACGGGTCGATTTAATTTGTTCATATTACTACTTATACATTTTTTTCAAAAAAATCCACAATTTTTTCTTTTTTTTCACATTTTTTATATTGTAACACTGTTTTTAGGTGTTGTCAACAGTTTTTTTCTTTGGTTTCTTTTTTTCTTTTCTTGGTGATCTATCTTTTGCCATTATATTACCTCTTTTGCTGGTTGTCAAGTGATTTTTTATGGGACATGAACGATAGTTTCATCAAGTTCCAGTGCTCCCGGAGAAAATAATCCTATTCCTGGGAAAAGGAAATAAACACCCCAAGTATCTAATTTACCCCAAGTTGAAGGAACTGGAGTTAAGGTTTTTGTAAAAACTACCTTTCCTTCTTTATATTTGTTAATTGTAATACTTTTATCTCTATCAACAGAAACTATTGATGGAACTGTAGTTATTTTATCATTAACAGTAACAGAAGAAACTGGTCCTGATAATGTTATATTTTGTTTGCTATCTTGAAATACTGAACAAGCGGTTAAGAAAAATGAGATAATTAATGTAATTAAAATTTTCATTTTTTAGTTTCCTCTATTTGTTGTGTAATATCTTCTTGTAATAATACGGTACTATTTGGATAATATTTATTTATGGTTGTTACTATATCATTATAAATTTCACTTGGAGTTTCTTTATCAATTACTGTTACAATAGTCGTTTCAGTTTCATTAGATTCTTTTTTAAAGTTTACTCTAAAAAATTTTTTCATTTTTTTCTCCATTTTTGTAAAAAAACGCTTGACAAGATTGATTTTTAGGTTATACTAGCTATGTGGTCGGTTGAAGTTACTTGGATATTGCTTAATCACCTTTGCTCCTTAGAGTATTTATAATTCCTTTAGGTTCCTAATTAAATTCTACTTGATTAAATATTTGATGTTGGTTTTAACTGCGAAGCAGTTAAAACCGTTTTCGTTTCGTAGAAACGAAAACAACTTAGCTGGCTTTAACTAAGTAAATTATCAAATTTGAATTAATTGATATTATAAATACTGTTAAAGTTACTTATTTAGGAATTACCAATGACACAAAATACAAATTTAAAAGAAGGATCATTTGCAACAGTTAAGTTTCCAAGAACCCATGAACTTCATTTTCTCAATGATGAAAGAGTAATTATAGAATCTATTGAAGGTAACTTAGCAAAAATAAAATTTGAAAATTCAATATTTAAGAACACAAGTATTGATTTATCTTATCTTCAAGAAGATAATCTTATATTAAATAGTTTTTCATTTTTAAATAAAAAAGCAAAACGACAAGGATCAAATCAAAACTATATTAACGAATCTTTAGGACATTTATCCACAAAAGAAATAATTGATAATCATTTAGAACATCCTGAAGTAGAAAAGGAATTAAAGAAAAGAAAAATCCCTTATACTAAAGGTGAAGATGGAAAAATCAAAACTGATTATTTAAATAAATTAAAATGGGGATATAGAATGCATAGTGATTCAGATAGACCAGATACATTTGGGACTTAATAAAAAAGGGGAATATTAAATTCCCCTTTAAATTATTTAAGATAATTTTTTACCAAAGTACAGGATGTCCTAATTGACTCATACATGAATTATATGCGCGTTTATATGTTTCATCGGATTCATACATACCATACCATAAACCAGTAATTCCACCAATTGCAGCACCAGCAGCAGCACCAGTACCAGCAGAAACCGCACCAGTAATAATTGCACCTGAAACAGCACCAACCGCAGCAGCACCACTAGAAGCAACAATTGCATCTTCAATACCTTCTTTAGCATATCCAGCGGTATTTGATGCTAATTGCTGGCAATAAATTAAATCTTCTTGAGCAGCAGAAAAATTCTTATCTGCTCTTTCATTAAGAGTTGGTTTATAACCAGTAACAGTAGAACATCCAGAAATGATTAATGCGATAGTTAAAGTTAACAAATATTTCATATTTTCTCCTTTCATATTATGAGTGCATTGCACCCGGAAAAAGTATTTATGTCAAAAAATTGACAATTTTCAAAAAATAGAATATTATATATTTTCATAAATAACATATTACATAAAAATGAATATATTTTATCTTTCAAATGATCCAAAAGAATGTGCTCAATGGCATAACAACAGACATTCGATAAAAATGTTAGTTGAATTAGTACAAATTTTATCAACTGCTCATAGAGTTTTAGATGGAATAGAAATTTTAACCGTTTCTAAATCTGGAAGAAAAATTAAACGATGGAAATTAAACGATGAAAGAGATACTATATTATACAAATCTACACATATTAATCATCCTTCTAATCTTTGGGTTAGGGAATCTAATTCAAATTACATTTGGTTGCATCAATTACTTAAAGAATTATGTAAAGAATATACATACAGATATGGAAAAATTCATAAATGTGAAGTTTGTGGATTAGTTAAAATATTAGAAACCCCACCAAATAATATTCCACATAAAGAATTTACACCAGTAACACCAGCAATGCCTAAAGAATGTATTATTCAAAATGATTCTATTGCATCATATAGAAATTATTATATTACACATAAACGGCATCTTGCTGAATGGAAATCTCGTGACAAACCTTATTGGTATAAATAATTGTATATTATTATTGAAGGAGATATAATTTGTTAATTTACGAATTAAAAAACACTAAAACCGGTGAAGTTTTTGAAAAATTATTTAGAAACCGTGAAGAATATGAACAATTTATGAAAGATTACCCTAATCTTCAACGTTATTATTCTTCGATTCATTTTCAAGATTCAATTTCATTAGGATTAAGAAAACCCCCAAGAGAATTTCAGAATGAAGTTATTGGAAGAATAAAGAAAAATAATCCTCATCATAATATAAAAAGTAGATGGGATTAATTTGTAGAAATTAACAATGGACATTGTGAAAACTATCATAACTAAAGAGACAAGTTATCTTCAAAAGATGCTTGTCTTTTTTTATAGGGAAATTATATGCATAATAAATCATTTAAAAAACCAAATAGACAACATGGATTTGAATCAATGGAAAATGTTTCATATTTAAAAAGAAAGAAAAAACCAACAACAGGTATTTCTAATCTTGAATTACATGAAATACAACCGTTAACTGATAATCAAGAAATTTTATTTGAAGAATATTTAAAAGGAAAAAATATAGTTGCAACTGGATCAGCAGGGAGTGGTAAATCGTATTGTTTATTATATTTAATGATGCATGACTTGCTTTATAATAACAATTATGAGAAAATTGTTATTTTTAGATCAGCTGTACCGATTAGAAATCTTGGATTTCTTCCGGGATCAGAGGATGAAAAGTTAGCAGCATATGAATTACCTTATAAAAATATTTTCAATGATTTATTTGGAAGATCGGATGCATATGAAATTTTAAAGAAAAAAGATTTAATTGAATTTCAATCAACATCATATATAAGAGGTATTACACTTAATAATTCTTTATTATTAGTTGATGAATGGGAGAATTGTAATTTTCATGAACTTGATACTTTAGTAACAAGATGTGGAAAAAATACTAAAATTCATTTTTCGGGAGATATAAAACAAACAGATTTTGATGGTAAAAAAGATGTCAGTGGATTTCATGATTTTATTAGTATAATACAAAACATTGAAGATTTTCATATTGTTAATTTTAACATATCTGATTGTGTTAGAAATGGAATTGTGTTAAAATATTTACAAGAAAAGGATAGAATGGGATTTTAATTCATTTTTGGAGAAATGACATGAGTAATTTTGAACAGATGTTAAAGGTTACGGATGAACCTTTGCGAGAATCGGTATGCTGTGTGATGGATACTTATGATCTGGTGTATAGGTGGATAGAATCCAGGCATGGTGTTGTTCATTCATCTTTTGATATTAACCGTGCCGTCGAGATGATTATTGAGCAAAAAACTAACATTGAGTTTTGGCAGAAGAATCGGGAGAAAATGACATGAAAAATGTATTTGTCGTTGCAGGATCATTTGATGAATTTAGAACATATGTTAAATATCAAACCGCTTTAACTAAAAAGAAAATAAAATATTCTTTTGTCAAAGATATTTGTAACTTATATGATAATAAAAACAAAGATATCAGATATATTGGTTCTTATATGAACAGAATGGATATAAACAAATAATGTAAATATGAGATATTTTTTAAAATACCCTAAATATTCAACTACATTAATGTTAGTAGATTATCTCGATAAACTTTCATCTGTTGATGGAATATATGAATATAATATTGATAGTAAAAAAATCATTTTTACTAGAGATGAAAATAATATTAGAGAATTGTTAATTTTTTCTGAAGACGAAACTGAAGTGTATGATTCGTATGCTACAGTAGAATATACAGAACATAAATATAAAAACAAATTATTAAAGGAATATATGTAATGTTATCATTTATGCAATTTTTATCTGAAAATCCAAAGATAGAAAAGAGTTTTAAGAAAAAATGTATAAAATATATCCAAAATCAATAGAAACTATAAAAATATCCGAGCAAATTGGCGAAGAAAATATAAATGCTGTTTTATTAAATGAATATTTTGAGAAAAAAGTGAAAAATCTTAAATATATTGTATATGGACATTATATAATAAATGCTTGTTTAGTGTTTGATAATGATAAAGTGGTAGATGGGTTTTATATGTCTTGTTCTTCTGCCGAATATGAAAATAAATCTTTTGAAGAATGGTTAAAAATATAAATGTTTAATCATTGTCCTCCAACAGAATTAGAAGAATTACTAACAGAAACAAAATCTGGAAGACGACATTATATTGTCGGTAAAAATTCATATCCATCAATCACTTCTATTCTAGGTGCATTTCCTAAACCCGGAATTGAAAAATGGAGAAAACGAGTTGGTGAAGAAGAAGCAAATAGAATAACCAAACGATCAACACAAAAAGGAACTAATGTTCATGCTATAATAGAAGATTATCTTAATAACAAAGAAATAAAAACTGATAACTATTTTGCTTTAGAAAATTTTAATTCGGTTAAACCTTATCTTAATCAAATTAATAATATACATTATTTAGAATGTCCTTTATATTCAAATCAATTAAAAGTTGCTGGAAGATGTGATTCAATTGCTGAATTTGATGGAACATTATCAATAATAGATTTTAAAACTTCCAGAAAACTAAAACGTGAAGAATGGATTCAAGATTATTTTTTTCAATGTAGTTTTTATTCAGCAGCTTATTATGAATTGACTAAAATAAAAGCAAAACAGATTGTTATAATTATGGCGGTTGAAAATGAAGAACCCCAACTTTTTAAAAAGGAGGTAAAAGATTATTTAAAACCAACGATTTCAAAAATTAGAAAATATTATGAATTATATCATGAAAAAAATGTATAAATAAAAAACTATATTTTAAAAAATATAGTTTTCTTTAAACCTGATGAGGGTGCTTTTTTATAAAAGTAGTCAAAATATCATCAAATAGTAAAGTAGTAGAAATACTACTCCAATAGGAGACAAAATATGATGAAATTTACATCTATACTTTTCTTTATGATAATGATTTTTTCAGAAACAACTCAAGCGCAAATTGGAACGGCAAGTTGGTATGGAGGATCATTTCATGGTAGAAAAACTGCTTCTGGAGAACGTTTTAATACGAATGCTTTAACAGCAGCACACAAAAAGTTAAGATTTGGAACTAAAGTAAAAGTTACAAATCTTAAAAATAATAGGTCAGTTAATGTGAGAATAACTGATCGTGGACCTTATGTTAAAGGAAGAATTATCGACCTTTCAAAAGCGGCAAAACAACAACTCGGTATGGGTGGAATTACATTAGTAAAACTTGAAGTTCTTAACTAAATGTAATTCAAAATAACAAAAAGATACCCTTTATAAATAAGGGTATCTTTTTTATTTGACAAAACTAAAAATATAAAGTATACTTTTACTTTTAATATAAGGGTAAAGATTATGACATTTCCAAAAATTACAGAAAAAGAAAAATTTTCAAAGTATATTATTGAAATAGTTGAGAAAGATGATATTAGTTATATGGATGCAATTGAAGAATATTGTGAAATGATTGGACTTGAAATTGAAGTTGCTGCAAAATTAATAACTCCTTATATAATTTCAAAAATTTCTGATGAAGCGAGACAAAAAAATTTAATAAACAAATCACCGGTATTACCTATTTAATTTATGTCAACCTATGATGTTGCAAGACTTCATTTATCACTAAAACTGCATTTTACAACAACTTATGATTATTTTGAATATAATGGAAAATGTAAAATAAAGTTTATTCCTCAACAACATCTTTTTTTATATGAAAAATTAGATAAAAAATATAAAGATAATATTAAAGATTTCTTTATTGCAAATTTTGTAGAAAAACCTAAAATATGGATTAATGAATTCTTATCCGAAGAATCAAATCAAATTTATTTAAATTATAAAAAAAGAAAAGAATCATTAGGTTATGTTTTTAAAGAAGATATTAATTATCTAATTGATAATTATAAAGATTTAAATAAAGTATTAATAGTTAATAAAACTCATCCGATTTTAATGAAATCTGTTTTACAAGAAAAAGTTTCCCTTGAAACTTGCATTATTTTAAATGATATGGTACACTTTACTAAAGTGTGGGATAAAAGAATGGATGATGTTATTTGGAAAGAATTTAGATTAAAGTTGACAAAATTTGCGGGATTTGTTATCTTTGATAAAGATAAAATGAAAAAAATCTTAAAAACCGTTTTATAGGAGAATTTTATGGTATAAATAAAGTATTAATAATGTAATTGTGGATAAGATGAAATACGATGTAAATTAAAGAGGTAATATATATGGTAGATTTTTCAGCATTAAAACGTTCTTCAAATTTTGAAAACCTTTCTTCAGCATTAAAGTCATTAAATACTCCAGTTAAGTATAATGAAGATGAAGATAAGTATTGGAAACCTGAACTTGATAAATCAGGTAATGCATTTGCTATTATTAGGTTTCTTCCTGCTCCAGCCGTTGATGGAGATAGTGCGTTACCATTTATCAGTTATTTTGATCATGGATTTAAAGGTCCGGGTGGTTGGTATATAGAAAAAAGTCTTACAACTTTAAATCTTCCTGATCCTGTAAGTGAATGTAATAGAGAACTTTGGAATTCAGGAGTTCCATCAAATATTGAACAAGCAAGACTTCAAAAACGTAGATTACATTATGTATCTAATATATATGTAATTAAAGATAGTAAACATCCAGAAAATGAAGGAAAAATTTTTCTCTTTTCTTATGGTAAAAAAATTATGGAAAAAATTGATTCTTGTATTCATCCTCAATTTGAAGACGAAACAAAGTTTGATCCATTTAATTTTTGGACCGGAGCCAATTTTAAATTAAAAGTTAGAAAAGTGGACGGTTATCAAAATTATGATTTATCTGAATTTGAAGCACCTAGTCCTTTATTAGATGATGATGAAAAAATAAAAGAAGTTTGGGAAAATGAATATTCATTAAAAAGTATCGTTTCACCTGATAAGTTTAAGTCTTATGAAGAATTGAAGTCAAGATTAAATACAGTTTTAGGAATATCATTAAGACCGAGTGAAAATTTTACTGCACAATCGGTTACAAAGTCAAATATTAAAAAAGAAGAAAAGGTATATGATGTAATATCTGTGGATGATGATGATTCGGAAAATTTAGATTTCTTTGCAAGTCTTGTTGAAGATGATGATGTTTAATTTTAATATTCTTTAATGGAATGAAAAGAGGGATTTAAATCCCTCTTTTTTATACTGATCTTGCATTACCATACATTATATGCCAAATCGTAGGATCATCTGATCTAAAAGTCATTCCGGTACTACCCATTACTGAATCTGGTGATGGACTTTGTAATGCTCCTGATCCTACTCCTGTTCCTGATTCTGATTGCGCTAATCCAGTTCCTCCACCTCTATTTTCACCATTAACATTTATTATAGGTGGTGGTACATTTAATGGAGACATTTGCTGTTCTTTTTCTATATTTGTTTGAACAGTCATTCCTTCTAATGTTTTTCCTCTAGTAGTTTGATTGGGTATTAATTCAGCATTTGTTTTGATTTGTTTTGATGTTATATCATTAAGTTCTCTTTTCATTTCTTTAACATCAAGTTGATCATCTACTACAGGAACTTTTTCTAATTTTTTACCAAATCTATTTGATGTTGGTTCTAATCCTTCTTCATTAGTTATTTGTTTTGTTACTATATTATTTAATTCCTTTTTAATTGATTTAACATCAAGTTGATCATCTACTACAGGAACTTTTTCTAATTTTTTACCAAATCTATTTGATGTTGGTGTTAATTCTTTTTCAGTTTGTTTTTCTACTAAATCACCAAGGTCTTTTTTAATTCCTTTATAATCAATTTGTTCATTGTTTACAGTAGGAGTTTTATCTAAAGTTTTACCAAATCTATTTGAAGTTGGAGTTGGTTGAGGATCAACAACCTTGACTTTAATATCATTTAAAAATTCATTTTCAGATTTTACAGTAGGAGTTTTATCTAAAGTTCTACCAAATCTATTTGAAGTTGGAGTTGGAGGTGAAGGTTGTGATGGTATTGTAGTAGATACACCAAGATTATTTAATGTTTGGTTTTGTCTAGTTTGTGGTTGTCTTGAAGAACCCATTCCAAACATTCCTCCAAGACCTCCAATAATATTTTTTCCTAATCCAAATATACCATTCATTGCCCCTAATGCTGCATTTGCAGTATACATACCACTTAGAATTCCTGAATTGCCGGAAAATCTTCCCATTCTTCCAATCATTTGTCCTGCTTGCATTACTTGACCAACATTACCAATTGCTCTTGAAGTACCTTCTAGTATAGGAGAATTTTGATTTCCAGTTATTGATCCCATACCTCTCATTATTCCTTGTATACCATACATTGAACCAATTGGATTATTTTTGAAATCAATTCCTCTACCCATTCCATAAACACCCATTCCAATTCCAACCGGATTTCCTATTCCAGATGGATATCTCATTCCGTATCCACCCATAGGGTATCCCATTCCAGATGGATAACTTGGAGCAGTTCTTTGTGGTTGATTTATTCCTCCACCAAACGGGGATACTCCATAATCTCCAACTAAATCATTTACATTAGTTTGTTGATATACATCTGGATCAAAATTATCTATTTGTTCTTTTCTTGCGGTTATTCCTTGATCTGGTGAAACATATTCTTTCCTTGCAGTTTCTTGTTGGATTGGTTCATTTAATTCTTCTTCTTCCTCTTCTTCTTCTATTCTAGTTGCACTTTCTTTAGGTTTTGCTGTTTGGACTGTATTTTGTGAATCAATACCAAATCTTTCTTTTCGCCATTCAGCAATGGACATGCCCATATTTGCGCGAACTGTGTTTTCTTTTGAACCTTTTCCATACATTGTATCAAGATGCATCCAATCATCTTTAACATCTTTAAAATTTCCGCCCCATCTAGCATTAACCATTCTAGGGTCATATTGACTACCCCAAGCCACTGCATCTTGCATAAAGGTTTTATATACTTCAGAATTATATTCTGAACCATTTGCTTTACGACTAGCTCCAGGACCATTTGCTTTCCAATCCTTTTTTGGAATAAATTCTTTGCCATGTTCATCATAAAGTCTAATATCTAAAGCATGTCCTGAAGAATGATTTTTTTTCTCTCCACTTCCAGGTACTCTTTTAGAAGAAAATATATCTACCGTACCTTTCCAATTTTTCGCTGCACCAGCAATTCCTTCCAATAAAGCAGGGTCTACTCCTTCAAATCCAGCCTTTTTTGCACTACCTGCAATATGTAAATTAGAAGGTAAGTCTATATCTTCTCCAAAAGTTTTTCCTGATTTAATTTGATCATAAACAAGAGATTGTGGAGTATTTCCGTCTTGATCATATGGTTTAGCAGTTTGTGAAGTTTCTTTAGCATATTGAGTTTGATCAAAATTATCATAAGTATTTTTTGCTAATTTTATTCTTTGTCCATGTATGCCTTTTTGACCATCTCTTGAAACTTCGTAATCACTATTAACAATACCTGTTTTTTCTTCAATTGTTTTTGCTTCTTTTAATTTTTTTCCAACATTTTTATATCTACCTTTTTTTAATTCATAATCTACATAATCAAGTTGATTTAAAAATGAAGCATTTTTATTAAGGTCTTCTCCATATCGTTTTTTAAATATATCTTGTCTATCACCTCGCCATTGTGCAATTCCAGCCGCAGTTCCTTTATCACCTTTTCGTTTTCCAGAAATTACATCTTCAGAAAAATCTCCAGATTCGGCTCTAAGATTTCCAACAATAGCAGATGCATCTTCTTTACTCCAACCCTTTTCCATAAAAAAGTTCATTGCTTGATCGGATTTTGATTTCCCTTTTAGATTTTTTGGAGTTTCATCATCAGAATCTCCGTCTTTAGAATATGAATTATTTCCTCTTTTTCCTTTACCTTTTCTTCTTCCACCTTCTTTTTCAGATGTATTATATCCGCCATCACCAGAACCATCACCAGAACCACCAGAACCGCCAGAATCTCCCATTAATGAAACTACTCCGGCTATTGCTGCTATACTTGCAGCAATTCCAATAAGAACTCCTAAAATTCCTGTTCCTTTACCTAGTAATCCAGCGATTGTTCCTAAAATTCCTCCTGCAACACCACTACCTGAAGAATCTGCAAGTTCAGAAGTATTATTTTTTTCTTTGGTGACAGTAATAAGTTGTTGTAATAATGAATTTTCTTCTTCTTGATCCGAAGAAGTGGTTTGAGATTCTTTTGGAGAAGTTTGTTTTAATAATCTTGTTTCAGTTAATTGTTCTTCTTGAAGAGAAAATTGTTTAACTAATGTATCAGAAATTCTTTGTAATATGGATTGAGTTTCTTTTTCCGTATTAGTGTTTTCATCAACTTCTGCAACTACAGATTGAAGTCCAAGTTTAATAGATTCTTGTCCATTTTTTATTACCTGCAATTCTTGAGCAGATTGAGCCCCTTGATTGTTTTGAACAGATTGATTAATACCAATTCGTTTAATAACATCAGAAAAGTCAGTTCTTTCCATTTAAATTTACCTATTTTGCAATTTTTGTAATCTTTCGTTTTCTTCTTGTATGTACTTTTCAAGTTGACCAATATATAAATCCCGTTCCCAAGGTAACATATTTTCAATCTCTGCTAAACTATATTTGTGATGTTGTACTAAAACAAAATTTATTTTATAGTGATTTGACAAATTATCATTACCAAGGGTTAATCTAAAAAACTTTCAAGTCCTTCTAAATGGATGTGATGTTCAAATCCACATTTATCACATTTAATGGATATATCCTCTTTTAATTTAGGAAGATTTTTAAAATATTCTTCAATCTTTTTATATGTTTGAATATCTAAGGATTCAATAAATTCTTGAAGTTCTTTTTTTGATAGTTCTTTTGGATAATAAAAATTATTTTCATCAAAAATATAATCGATACAATCAATAATAGTTTCAAAAGTTTTTTCTATAATATTTTTATCTGAATTTAATTTTTCAAGTGTCTTATATGTTGGATATTTAAATTTAATTCCAACTTCTCCTGTTATTTGAATGGTATCTTTATAATTAGAAGTATCTACTTTTATTTTCAACAAATCTAAATTAACTGGCATAAGATTTTTACAAGGAACAAGTTCTTCGGTATCTTCATCTTCAACAAGATTTTCACATCTATATCTTGATTCAACGATTTCACCAATTGATCTTGCACGGAGTTGAAGAAAAAAATATTCAATATCAACAGCTGATAATTCATCAATATTAATATCAGATAAACAACAATTTTTTAAAACTTCTTTAATGTTATTATTAATAAATGATCTATCTTCTGATTCCATTGCTAATAAAAGTATTTTTTGTTCTTTTACTAAAAATGGTCTAAATTTTATTTCTTCTTGTTTAATTGGCAATACAATAGTATAAACTGGTGTAGTAAGTTTAGGTAACATGAATTATCTCCATAATATTAAAACAAAATAGATTGAAACGAATTTGGAACACAATATGTATAAACAAAAGTAACAACAATTCTGTTATAAGAATTTGTGTCTCCCCAATTTAAATTAATTGGATTTACTGCTAATGGGAATGCTCTATGTAATTTAACTGCATAGGCATCTTTATTTGTTAAAGTTTTTTGAGTAATAACTATATCAACGCAATATTTATCTTTATATTCAAAATCAAAATTTAATCTATTAGTTCCAAATAAAGGAAGATTTGCAAAAGTTGTTGCTGATAATGATATATATTCCATCCATTTATCAAAAAATTCTTTTTCCTCCATTGTATCAGAACACATAAAAACTAAATTAATTCTATCATATGCATTTTGAACTGGAAATGCTTCAACAGGACCGTAAGTTTTTTGATCAAATATAGCAAAAGTTCTTCCAGGTAATTCAGTTGTTTCACATCTAAGTGGTAAATTTGGAGCAACTTTATAATAATATGGTAAAAGCATTGGTGCGGCTGGTGGTGGTATAAATACCTCAAAATTACATGGTCTTGATAATTCTGTATTTTTAAATGATGATAAAAAGGTGGATATATTACTCATTTCTTTTTTGATTTTTGTTTTTGAAATTGTGGAATTGAAACTATTGCTGCAAATACCCATTCATGTGCTTGAATTGGTAGAATTTTACTTTGAACATGTGAAGATAAATATCTTTTAATACATGGTTTAAATGGTGTACTTTTCTTAATATTTTCATACTGTAAATACAGTCGTTTCATATTTGTTTCTCTATTATCAGTTCCATACCTTTCTATAAGTTGTCCTAGTAATCCTAATCGTATATTTGTATCTAAATAATGCAAATTTAATCCTAAAAATCCTTCATTATATTTTTCTAATACTATCGTTAAAGGAAATTTATCCCATATAGGTAAAATATCTTTATATTTTGCATCATAAACATATAAATATAATCCTCCTTCAACAAATTGTTTATATTCCGGGGTTAATGTTTGTGGAACACCAATTCCTTGTTGTATTCCTTTAATTTTTAATTGTAACCAACTTATTGAAATATCTCTTAATTTTTCTCTTTCTTCGGCACTTGCATTTCTAAATCGTTCTTGCATTGTAGGAAGTTCATCACGTTGAAAATAGAATTGATTTAATTCTCTTTGTAATGATTTCTCTACATATTTCCCCGGTTTATTATTTGCGGTAAGAATTGCCCAAGCACCCCTACCAAATAAATAAGGATTGAATATATATTTTCTTTTTTTATATTCAATAATTTGCCAATCTGTATAATTTTTACTATTCATTGATTATTTATCTATTATTTAAACATATCTCGTTCAGTCAAAATTAAGAATTTCCAGTTTCTTTGTTTACAAAATCTTTTTGCACTTTCCCATTTTGCAGAATTTACTCCCCAATTTGTAACTTCGGTAATATATGCTTTTGTTATTTTTCTTTTTACTTGCGGTTCTTGAGTTTGTGCATATGGTTTTACTTCAATTAAATAAGAAGTTTCTTGTCCGGAACTATTTCTAATCTTTGCAAAACAATCTACAAAATATCTATGCCATTTACCATCAATAGGAGATATATAAGGAATTATTATTTCTTCTGAATTCCATTCAATAACATATTCATTTTTGTCTAACCATTCAAATAGTCGTTTTTCCCAACTTGATCTATACCATATATTATTTACATCCCCTGTATATTTTTTAGAATTTTTTGGATACCATTGTTCCGGTTCTGGATAAGTTCTTTTTTTCACACTTTATAACTCCTTTATTATAAATGACATAAATAATATTATTTAGTAAAGAAGTAAAAATATGGCACAACCAAGTTTTTCTGGATTACCACCACTAGGACAGTTAACAGGCGCTGCTCCTATTAAAGCAAATGGAATGACAGCACCATTAAGTACAATAAATGGAGTTGATCCTGTTTATAACTTCACCCATTTAAAATATCCACAAGAAATTTCATATTCAAATTATCAAGGACATTATATTAATTTTTTTATAAATGTTCATAGAGCAAGTGAGTTTCTTCAAGGAAATAGTTATAATTCTAGGGGTATTCCAGGACCAACTCGTTCTTCAGTTGGAACTTATCAAACAACAAATAAACCAACTATTCCATTAAATAATTTAGGTCCAACTATTCAATCTCACGCATACACAAGAATTGCCCAAGCCATTTCATTGTATATTCCAGATACAATGTCAACTGATCAAACTATTCAATGGGAAAATGCAAGTTTATTGAAATCAGGACAAAAACTATTACGAGGAATGGGATCACTTGCTGGATTATCGACAGGTGCATCTGCATTAAAATCTTTTGGCAGAAATGCATTAAGAAGTCTTTCTGCATTTGAGTCGGCTGCTGATGCTGCAAAGGATGTAGCAGGATTAGCAGGATTTGCGATTAATCCACAATTATTGGTAATATTTAGAACAATTGAACCAAGATCATTTACTTATGAATTTTATTTTGCACCAAGAAATGAAGAAGAAGCACAAAATGTATATGATATAATTTATACATTTAGATTTCATGCAGCACCAGAAGCAGTCTTTAACTATGGTGCATTCTTTATTGCACCATCAACATTTGATATAGAATTTATGCATAAAGGGGATCGGAATACTTGGCTCCATCAAATTAAAACATGTGTTTTAAAAAATTATAATGTAGATTATGCTCCTTCTGGATGGTCAACTCATATTGATGGTATGCCAGTAAGAACTAGATTAGTTCTTCAATTTCAAGAAGTTGATATCGTTTGTAAACAAGATATTAAATTTGGATATTAAAAGGTAAAAATATGGCAAAATTTTTTGAATCATTTCCTCAAAGAATTTTTGAACAACATTTATTAACAGATTTAAATGTTAGAATAAAACTTAAAGATACTTGGTTAAATGATAAAAAATTATATTATATATATCAATATCAAGATCATGATAAACCAGAACATTTAGCACTTAAATATTATGAAGATGAACAATTACATTGGTTAATTTTATTAACTAATACTATATTTGATGATAATTTTGATTTTCCAATGAATGAAAGATTGTTTAAAAAATATTTAGAGAGAAAATATGCAAACAGCAAAGGACTTAAATTAGTTAAAATACTAAATCATGGTTCTGAATATGTTTCTGGATTATATGATAATATTCCATTAACTATAACAAATGCAAATGAATTATCTACAATTGGAGTAGATGCCACAGTTGATGTTACTGTTACATCAGGAAGTGTTTCTAATATTGAAATATCTAGTTGTGGAGAAAGATATGATGCAAATACAAAATTTACAATTGACAATACCTATTTAGGAGGAACTGGAACTGGTTTTACTGCCGAAGTTGCATCTTATATAGGTGGTTATGAATATTCACAAATAACCCCACATCCAATTTATAGATACCAAAAACATATACGAATAATTTCTGAAAGAGAAATTCAAGATCATTATTATGTAATTGATAAAAATTCTTATATAAATTTATTTGATCAATATCCAAGTAATACTAAGATTATAACATTTGGAACAGGCGATGAAATTAGTTATGAAGTAGAAAGAAGAATGCCAGAAATAACTATTTTTCAAAAAGAATTTGAAGATAATGAAGCAAAACGAAGTATTAAAATCTTAAAAAAAGAATTTGCTCCTTTTGCAATAAATGAAATAACAGGATTATTACAATAATATGTCACTAAAAAGTCAATCAGTAGTTGGATTAGAAATCCATAAATGTGAAATTAAAGCAAAAGGTAAAACTTATGAATTTAAAAATGCGGTAACTGAATATCATTATTATGAAGATATTTTTATTAATTTTGCGCATGGTATGCTTATGATTAGTGATTCTGCGGCATGGCAGAATTTAGCTGATTGGACTGGCGATGAAACTTTAACATTACATATTAAAAAACCAACTTGTAAAGTAATGTTCAAAGGTGAATTTAGAATATTTAATGTTCAAGGAAAAAAACTTGCTAGTGATTCTAATGAAAACCATATTGTACATTTTGTATCGAAAACAGTTCATTTAAATGAAATGATTAAAATTAGTCGTTCATATAAAAATAAAAAAATATCTGATATAGTAAAAGATATTGGAAAACGATATTTAAATATTGACATTGATGTTGAACCAACTTATCAACCGTTAGATATAGTTATTCCTAAATTAAAACCTTTTGAAGCAATTAATTGGTTAGCAACATTAGCAATTCCAGAAAAATATAATAATATAAAAAGTGGTGCTCATTATTTCTTTTGGGAAAGTCATGATCCATATTCAGGAGAATATCCAAAATATTTTTTCTGGCCAATGCATAGATTATTTGATGAATATAGTAGTTCAAGACACTTTATTACTCCATTATCAGGTTCAACTGGAGGGGGAAGGGGTTCTGGATATTGGTATGGAACTAAAAATCTTGAAGATAAATATTATACAGATTGGGATGAATTTGAACAAATTATTTCTTTTGAAGTATTAAATACTTATGATACTGCTGAATCTATTCGTAAAGGAATGTTCGCAAATAGAATGTTTTCTCTTGATTATTTAAGAAGGGTTCATAAAAATGCTGACTTTAATTATAATAAATATTGGAAAGAAAGTTTAAAACCATTAAACTTATATGCAACAGATTATGGAAATAGTATTAAAAGTTTTAATTCTGGTGAAGTTGATGAAAGTATAGAATCTACATTAAAACTTTATCCATCTACAACAAGACAACCAATAAATCCTTATGTTATTCTTAGAGAAGCCGATATAAAACCGAATCAAGTTGAACATACTGTACCTTATAGATATGCACAACTGTCATTAATGGGACATAATAGATTAAAATTAGTCATTCCCGGCGATCCATATATGCCGATTGGATGGTATATTAGGGTACATATGCCAAGAATATCGCGTTCTTCTCCAAAGGAATTAAAGAGTGGAGAACTTGAAGATAAGTATCTTTCTGGATGGTATTTAATTACTGCAATTCATAGTGTAATTAATCAAGAAAATGAATTTCAAACTGTTGTTGAATGTATGAAAGATGCATACCATAAACCAACTCCTTGGCGTTAAATATAGATATGATTAAAGAGGATATATTATTATGAGCGTTTCAAAAACCACAAAAAATTTCCCTGGTAGAGATAAATTTGTTTGGTGGACAGGAATTGTTGAAGGAAGAAAAGACCCATTATTAATGTCACGAATTCAAGTAAGAATTTTTGGTTGGCATACTGAAATTAAACAAGGACCAAAAGATCAAATTCCGACAGAAGAATTATTATGGGCACATCCTGCGTTAGCATGTAATGCACATCAAATTACACATGTACCAAAAGAAGGTGATATGGTAATGGGATTTTTTATGGATCATGAAGATGCTCAACATCCATTTTATATGTTTGTATTACCAAGTTTTCCTGCAAAAATTTATCCAGAAGATAAAGGATTTTCTGATCCAGCATTAGACGTTGAAACTAGACCAAAGCATTATTTTCTAAAAACTCCAACTAGATATCCACCAGAAATTGATTTAAATGAACCAACAACGAGTAGAACTGCTAGACATGATTTTTTAATGAAAACTCCTATATGGTCGCCAAATTATTTAAGTGAAATAACTACATATGATCCAGTATATCCATATAACTTTTCAATTCAAGGAGAAAGCGGGCATTTTATTGATATAGATGATACTCCAGATAAAGAACGTATAACAATAATGCATAAAAGCGGAAGTTTTATTGAATTTACTCCAATAGGTGATATATTAATCAAATCAGTTGGATTTATTAGATTAAATTGTACTGGTGGAACTATGGCAAATCTTAAATCTGCCACAGCAGATGTATCGGTTCCTCCAGAACCACCAGAAGAGGATGATTTATAAAATAATTCTTATTAAATTAAATAGATAAATAATAAATAAAGGAGAAATTTTTATATGAATGTACCAATGCCGCTGTGTTATTACGCAAATCAAAGCGAAGGTGGAGGAGAACATTCTGATTCTGGTAATACTGAAGGACATACTGATACAGATTCCTCAACAAATGGAGGTGGTTCAGGTGGTTCAGCAAATACTATAACTGATACAAGAACTTCTTCTGCTAATAATGATTATGAACAACATGCTGGTGGAGATGATGCACAATCTGATCAACAAGAAGGAGTAAGTTATCAAGGTGGATATTGTTTATGTGCTAGAACAGTTTTTGCAGATAATTTTCCAGTAGCAATTGGTGGGGGTGGAGGAAAAATTTTAGTTGAAGATTTACCATTATGTTTTAATACATATAATTTTGCAAGAGATGTTCTTGTTGGAATAATATAAAAAGGATAAAAATAAAAATAAATGGCACAAGAAGTATATTATTCGGATATAGACATGGTGTTTAATATACATCCTGTTAAAGAAGATTTAGTAATTAGCACTAATGAAGCTGCAATTATTCGTTCTGTTAAAAATTTAGTATTAACTAATCATTATGAACGACTTTTCCAATCTGAAGTCGGATCAAATATTAGTAAAATGTTATTTGAACTTATTTCCCCTTTAACTGCAAATATTGTTCAAAGAGAAATTTTTGATGTGATTAATACATTTGAACCTAGAATAACAAATTTAAAAGTTGATGTTGACGTTTCTCCTGATGAATTATCGTTAATTGCAACTATTCAATTTTATATTAAAAATTATACCACATCAACGGTTGTTGAAATGGTATTAGAAAGAATTAGATAAAGGAAAACTAATGGCAGGAGCAAATTCACATTTACAATTAATTGGAACAGACTTTAATGAAATAAAACGTAATCTTGTTACGTTTTTTAGAAGTCAAGATATTTTAAAAGATGCTGATTATACAGGAAGTGTTCTTTCTGTATTAATGGATTTACTTGCATATAATACTCATTTTAATTCTTTCTATCTAAATATGGTTGGAAATGAAATGTTCTTAGATACTGCAATAAAACGCAGTTCTGTGATTTCACATGCCAAATTATTAAACTATCATCCTAGTTCTGTGACTTGTGCAACTGCATATGTAAATATTGATATTCTTGGATTAGAAACAAAAACTTTTTGGATGCCAAAATATACTAAATTTGCTTCTGGAAAAGTTAATAATGAAAATTATACTTTTTGTACTATTAGAGAATACTTTGAACAAGTAGATGCAAATAATAATATACATTTAACTGATGTTGTTTTAAAACAAGGAGAACCTGTTAGTTATTCTTTTATATATGATACTGTAAATAATCCAAAAGGAATTTTTACATTACCAGATTCTAATATTGATTTAGATACTATTGAAGTAATTGTTCAAAATTCACCAACAGATTATTATACAACGGTATTTAATAAATTTGAAGACCCATTAACATTAGATAATAATTCTGAAGTTTATTTCATTCAAGAATCTTTTAATGGACAATATGAAATTTATTTTGGTAATGGAATTTTAGGTAGAAACTTAGTTGATGGAAATATTGTAACAGTTAATTATTTATCTACTGATGGTGGTAATGCAAATAAAGCAAAAACCTTTATGCTTTTAGATGAATTAGCAAGTTATAGAACTTTTAGAGTAACCACTGTTACTCCTGCATTTCTTGGAAACATAAAAGAAAGCATGGAATCTATAAAATATTTAGCACCTAGAATGTATTCATCACAAGGTCGTGCAGTAACACCAAATGATTATGTTACTTTATTAAAAAAGAATAATAATAAATTTCCAATTGATGCAGTCAATGTATGGGACGGAGAAGAGAATGTTCCGCCTATTTATGGCAAAGTGTTTGTTGCAGTAAAACCAGTTGGAACTTATACAATAACAGAAAATCAAAAAAAATTAATTGTAGAAAATATTCTAAAACCAATTGGATTAGTTGGAGTCTCTGCTGAAGTTGTTGATGTAGATTACACTTATTTAAAAGTAAATGTTGATTTAGTTATAAACAAAACCAAAACAGTATTAACTAATTCCGAAATAAGATCAAAAGTTATTCAAGCAATTCAATCGTATGCAGATGAAAAACTAAATACTTTTTCTTCACGATTAATTATACCAGATTTAATCACATATATTAATGAAGTTGATCCTTCTATTATAACAAATGATCAACAAATTTATTTACAAAAACGTATTTATCCAGTATTAGGCGTTAAAAATCAATATATTGCAGATTTTGGGTTTCCAATTCAAAAAGGAGTTTTTGGTGAATCTGTTTCTATTTCACCAACAATTCAATATAAAAGTGCAACTGGCAAAATTTTACCAGAAGTATATTTAGAAGAATTTTCAACTGCTGAGACTAGAATAGATTCAATTTCTATTATTAATAAAGGATATAATTATACTTCAATTCCAAATGTAATTATTGAAGGTGATGGAACTGGTGCATTGGCACATGCGGTATTGTATAATGGAAGAATTGCTTCTATTATTGTTGATAATCCGGGACAAAATTATACTCAAGCAGTTGTAAGAATATCTGGAGGCGGGGGACAATTAGGTTCTGCTAAAGCAATTTTAGCTGGACAATATAGTTTATTAAGATTATATTATTACAATAATGGAGTTAAAACAATCTTAAATTCTTCAATTGGAACTGTTGATTATATTAACGGTATCGTAATATTAACTGATTTTTCTCCAGAAAATATTAATAATTTAACTGGTACATTAAGCATTAATGTTATTCCAGATAAAAATATCGTGTATTCAATTAGAGAAAAATTATTAACTTATGATATAGATGATCCAGAAGCAATAACAATTAATATATTACCAAACTAATCAATGATTCCAAATTTTTTTAAAACTTCTTTAGTAATCCCGGATCAATTACCAAGACATATTGCTGAAAATCCTCAATATGCAACTTTTGTTGCATTCATTGAAGCTTATTATGAATTTTTAGCAGAAGAAAAAAATGTTGAAGATAGAACTAAAAATCTATTAAATTATAAAGATATTGATTACACTTTAGATGAATTTGAACAATATTTCTTTAATGAATTTTTACCGTATTTTCCAGAAGAATCATTAACAGATAAAAGAGAATTGGTAAAACTTTCTCATGAGTTATATCAAAGAAAATCTACACCAGCATCATTTAAATTTTTATTTAGAGCATTGTATAATGCCTATACAGAAACTATTAATACAAAGGATTATGTATTAATTCCATCAAACGGAAAATGGAATAACTATAAAGCTGTTAGAATTAATTCTACTAATCCAAAATTTCTTGAAATTAAAAATTATAAATTAATTGGCGAAACTTCTAAAGCGATTGCAAAAATAGAAAATTCTCAGAATTATCAAAATAAAATAGAAATTTTTATTACTGATATATTAAGAGAATTTCAATCGGGTGAATATGTTCGGGTTGTTAGTGATGCATTAACGGATGTTTATTTTGAAGGAGAAATATTAAGAGCAAAAGTTATTGGTGAACTCGCTCAATTAGATATTAATCCAAATTTCAGAGGATTAAATTATAAACCGGGAAATCCAGTAACTATATTAGGAGGAATAAATCCAGATGTTAATGTAATAAGACCAGCAATTGCTGAAGTTAATGAAGTAACAACTGGAAATTTAATTGATATAAAGGTTATTAATGGGTCTTATGGATTTAGAACATATCCAGATACATTAATTGATATTTCTGGAGGTGGTGGAGTTGGTGCAACTGCTCAGGTTACTGGAGTAAATACAGATATATTAACTCCGGTAGTATTGCTTATTGTTGATCAAATTGCACCATATGAAAATGTAGTTTTAACGGATGTTGTAAATGATCACATTTATTTAACCGATCAAGATGAAAATATTCTTGAATTCGGTTCTAGTATGCTAGATTTATTTCCAGTAGACTTTGTTCCTCAATATTATAATTTTCCAGCAAATCCATATGCAACCATTGATACAAAACTTATTGATGCATTTACATTTGCTAATTTTGACGCATATGCGTTATCAGAAATTTCATTAATTACAAAAGGTAGTAATTATAAAGAAGTTCCAGATATTTCGGCAAAATCAACATTTACTGTATATGAAAAAACTTATGATTTAAAAGAATATGGTATTCTTGCTCCAATTAGAATTATTTTTGGAGGATATAATTATTCTGTTGGTGATGAAATTATTTTTTCTGGTGGTAGTGGTGCTGGTGCATATGCTAATGTTGTTTCAGTTAGTGCAAATGGCACAATTGAAAATGTTGATTTTTATATTGATGAAGAAAATATTTTTACTTTAGGTGGAATAGGATATTCTAATATAGCATTACCAGATGTTTTTGTAGAATCAGAAAATAATAAAATTATTGAATTAGTTGCTTCAGATTGGAGTGAAATTGATTCTAATGTTATTTATTTTGAAAATACTGCAAATGTAAAATCTGGAATGTTTATTACTGGTCATGGTATACCATCACAACCTGTTTATAATTATTTTCAATCAAATACTAGAGTAACAACGGTTTATTCGGATAGATTAGTATTATCTAATCCATTAACAGAAGTAGTTTATCCGGGTGATATTTTCACTGTAGATGGAACTGCCTTATTAAAGATAGATACTATTTTAGGTGATGGAGAAGTTCTTGGTGCTAATTATGATACTATTGGTGCTATTAAGAATTTTAATATTTTATTTAATGGAGAAGATTATGTTTCTTCTCCAGAAATTTCATTACGAATAATGGATGTTGCTGTTACTAATGTAAATGAATTATTACTTCCGGAAACAAGCGAATTAATTTATCAAGGAACAGACGTTGATTATCCAAATTTTATTGCAAATATAGAGAAACTTGAAATATTAGTTGATCCTAAAATTAATAATAGTTTTTATTTAAGATTATATAATTATAATGGTTCGATTGATATAAATCAACCATTATATATTGATAGAGATGCAAAAAATACAAAAACATTATCATTCACAATTAGAAATTCTTTAAATGAACAAGGATTTTCTTCTGGATTAAAAATTTATGGTAATGGTAAAGCAAAAGCCAATGGACAATTTATTAATGGAACAATTAAACTAAAAGGAAAATATCTTAATAATGATGGATTTTTAAGTGATTCTAATTATTTACAGAGTGAAATTTATAATCCATATAGTTATTTCTTAATCGCACAAAAAGCGTTTGCTGCTAGTAAACAAATGGTATTTGATTTATTAAATCCAAGTGGAAAAAAACTTGTATATATTGATGTTGAAAAATCAAATCCTTCTATCGATTTTAATACTGATACAAATTTATATAGAACTTTATTATTAAGTGAAATAACAAACGATCAGGAAAGAGAAATTTTTGTTGGTGGTTTGAAATCAATTGAAGTTCTTGATGGTTCTAATGGATATAGATTATATCCGAATACTGTTATTCATATTAATGCAACAGATGCAGAAGCTGGATATGGAGCAAATGCAATTGTTACTGGCGTTGATACTGCTAATATTGCTCCAGTAAGAATCGTCCCGGTTGATAGAATTTATCCATATGAAAATGTTTATTTAAGAGCAAAATCTTATGGATTTACTGCAAATCCATCAGCAAATGTTGATACAAGATTAATTGATGCTTTTACATTTGTTAATTTTGATTCATTCCCAATTTCTGAAGTAACGGTACTAGAATCTGGATTAAATTATTTTGATAATCCTAATATTTTTGCTATTTCACATTTCTTTGAAAACAATGAATTATTTGATCTTAGAGAATTTGGTATTTTATCTCCTATTGATATTGATTATGGTGGTTGTAATTATCGAGTTGGAGATACCGTCAATTTAATTGGTGGTAGTGGTGTTGGAGCATTTGCAAATGTATCTTCAGTGGGACCGATTGGAGAAATTAAAAAAATTGATTATATATTTAATAATGAATTTTTATTCACATTAGGTGGATTGTGTTATAATGAGAGATTACCTGATGAAATTACTGTATCTGGAACATCTAATACTCAAATTTTAAATGCAACCGGAAATTCAAATATTAATGTTATTACAATTAAAGATTTTGCTATATTTAATAATGTTCAAGTTGGTATGTATGTATCAGGTAACGGAATCCCTTCTAATTCTGAAATATACTTTAACACTAACACAAGAGTAGTATCAAAAAATACAGTGTCAAATTCTATAGTAATTTCAACAAATGTTACTTCTAATTCTAATAATTCTATATTTAAATTTGATGGAACTGCTCAACTATCAATCTTTTCAATTCTAGGTGATAAAGCAGATTTTCAAGGAGAAGTTAACAAAACAGTAAAAGAAAAGAAACGACTATTAGGATCATTACTTGATACAAATGTCCTAAAAATTTATGAAGTAAGAAAAGAATTAACTGGTATTACATTATCTTCTGTATTATCTGAAGATGATTATATTGAAATTGTGGATGAAAATAATAATTTAATTAAATCAAGAATTTTAAGCATTGATGATACAAGAGATATTATTTATCTAAAAGATCATACTATTTTAGACTTATCTAATGTTGCATATGGATATGCAAATGCACAAACAAATTCGGTATTTATTACATCATTAACTGGTTCTTATGATTTGCTAAATAATGGAAATTATTCTAATACTTTAAATTATTTACGAGATATAGTTTTTGTTGGTGATAAAATCACAATAGGAAATAACTATAATGTTGAAATAAATACTATTGATTATGAAAATCGTATTTTAACTCTTGCACCATATGTTATAAATGAAGGTAGTAATGTTCTACCAACATTAATATCATTTAAACGTAAAATTGAAACCAGTAATGTTTATGTTAATTACAAAGTTGATTATGCAACAATATTAAGTTCTGGTAATGTTGTTGTTACATTATATACAGTAGACACTACTAAAGTATTTGCAGATAGTAGTAAAATTACGATTGGTACTATATCTGATGTTGTTACAGATGATAAAGTATTAACAACAGAAAATGATGAACAAATATTTACTCCATTACATTAAACGGCATGAACACAAATAAACATATAATATATTATAATCTGATAACAGAATTACAAAAATTCTTATTGTCATCTGCACAAAAAGAATTTAATTTATATCTTGCATTAGGAAAATCGTTGGATTGGGATGGAAACCTTCCTCCAGATGTTTCTTCTTCTGTTGATTATATAAAAAAGGTATATAATAACTTTATATATATGAAGAAGATTTCTGTTAATGATATATCTTCAGTGATAGAAAGAATTGATTGGAATCCAGATACATATTATGATTGTTATGATAATTCTGTTGATCTTTCTATTAGAAACCAAAATAAAAACTTAATTAGAAAATTTTATGTAAGAAATAAATTTGATCAAGTGTTTAAATGTTTATGGAATAATATTAATGTTGCGAATACTTATAATATTTTAGATATTATTAATCATAATGATCAATATTTAACAATAAAACACGAAGGAGGAACATATGATGTTGGAGAATATGTGACAATAGATTCTGTTACTCCTAATGAATTAAATCAAACTTTAAAAGTTATTAATAGTTCTAAAAGTTATGTTAATGTTGCTCATGGTAATTCAGGATCATATTTTATAACTACATCAAATACTTATATTTCAGGTGGAACAATAAAATCTGCTGTATTAACATCTGAAGAACCAGTATTTGATACTGGAAGTTTTGATAGGAATGAAATAGTAAGAACTTCTGATGGATATAAATGGAAATATTTGTATACTATAGATAAAGGTGCAAAATTAAAATTCTTTGATAATGAAATAATGCCATTACCAATTACTTTGAATACAAATTATTTAACATCGCCTTTTGGATTTGGTTCAATTGATGTTATTAATGTAAAAAATGGTGGAGTTTATCAAAATGGAACAAATACGGTAAATGTAATTATTAGAGGAGATGGAACTGGAGCAACCGCAGAAGCATTTGTTAATAATAATACTATTAAAGAAATCACAGTAACTAATCCAGGGAAAAATTATACATATGCGAATATTTCTATTGAACCGGCTTTTGGAACGACTGGTTATGGTGCAGAAATAACACATTCAATTTCGCCAATTGGAGGACATGGATTTAATTTATTGAAAGAATTATTTTCTAAACAATTTTCTATTGTTTCTACCTTTTCAAGAAATGAAGAATATAATTTCCCAACGGATATACAATTTAATCAAATTTCTTTATTATATAATCCATTTACAAGTTTTGATCTAACTTCTCCAAGTCAATCTTCTTATGTGAATTGTATGATAGAAATGATTTTATCTTATGAAGGAGAACCCTTTAAAGTTGGAGAATTAGTATATCAAGGAATAAATTTAGATAGAGCAATATTTAAAGGTTCAGTTGTTTCAGTAGATGATATAAATAATACTATTAAAATTATAAATGTATCGGGAACCGCACAAGAAAATTATAAAATAAAAGGAACTCAAACTGCTGGTGAAAAGATTGTCCAACAAATATTCTTGACAGAATATATTCCTTATAGTGGAGATTTATTTTATCATGAAAATATTGCAAATATACAACGTGATCCAGTTGGAACAGAACAAATCAGAATTTTTATAGATTATACTAATATTACTTAAAAGAGATAAAGCATGGCAATTAATTTTAATCAATACCCATATTTTGATGATTTTGATGCGAATAAGCATTTTCATAAGATATTATTTAAACCGGGTGTTGCTGTTCAAGGTAGAGAATTAACACAAACTCAAACTATATTACAAGATCAAATACAAAAATTTGGAAATCATATCTTTCAGAATCATTCGGTTGTTTCTGGAGCCCAAACAACTGTAAATTTTAATGCAAATTTTGTTAAAATTGAAACTACTAATATTAATAACAGAGATATTGAAGCAGGAGATTTTATAGGTAAAACTGTAAAAAATTTAAATGGGAATGTTATTGCTAAAGTTCTTGTAGCAAAAGATAAGATTCTAAATACGGATGGCGAAATTCTTTATCCTCCATTATTAATTCTTTCTTACCTTTCAGGAACACAATTTACCTATGGTGATATAATTTATACTAATGATAGTGATATTACTGCAAAAGTCATATCTGATACATCATCATTTTTACCAGCAACAGGAACTTCTTCAGTAGTAACAATTTCCGATGGTGTAATGTATATTGATGGATATTTTGTTGGCATTCAAGAACAAACTATTTCTATTGATGACTATTCTGATGTACCAACCGCAAAAGTCGGTATTACAATAGAAGAATCTATAGTAAGTTATGATGTAGACGCAACTTTACTTGATCCAGCATTAGGAGAATCAAATTATCAAGCACCAGGCGCAGATAGATATAAAATTTATTTAAGATTAGTTTCTAAACCAATAGAAGATAATTCTGATACTAATTTCATTGAAACTCTTCGTATTAATAATGGAATTATTCAAAAAGCAGTTTTAAATACTGCATATAGTATTATTGATGATTATTTTGCAAGACGAACTTTTGATACTAATGGCGATTTTATTGTCAGAAGATTTAATATAACTGCACAAGCAAATACAACAGCAAATACACATTTCCAAATTAAAGTTGGTCCTGGTAAAGCATATGTTAGAGGTTATATTGCAGAAAATCAAAGTGATTTATTCTTAAATTGTTCAAAATCTAGGGATTATAATTCAGTCGTTGGAAAACCAATTTTCTTGAATTATGGTAATTATGTTTATACTACAAATCATTCTGGACAATTTGATTTTAAAAATTTTACTCCAATTGATATTCATGTTACAAGTTCAGCAAATACTTCTAATGCTCAAGCATATACTGCAACAAAAGTTGCAACTGCAAAAATTAAAAATTTAGAGTATGTTTCTGGAACGGGTGCAAATACTAAAACATATGTATTTAAAACTTATATTTTTGATGTTCAAAGCAATACTGTAGATGGTGTTTCAGATAATGCTACTGATATAAATGTTAATACATTCACATTACCAAAACATTTTCCAACAAGTATTTTGGCTAATACTGTTTTTAATAATGCATCATTATTAATTAAATCTGGTAATAATTCAGGTGATTTAGTATCAATTTCTAGTTATGATGCACCAGCAAGAACTTTAACTACTTCAAGAGATTTTATTTCTATTGTTGAAAAGAATGTTCAATTTTCATTACTTTTTGGTGAAAGACATTATAGATCATTTTATGCAACTGCAAATAATCAAATTAATTGTAAAGTTCATGCATCAAGTAAAACAAATGGAGTTGATTCAGGAGAAACATTTATTTCAGATAAAGATTCTTCTCCTTTAATTTATGAAATTGGTAATGATTATATTAAAGAACAAAGTTTAACAAATGGTGATTATTATTCTTGGATAGTAGAACGAAATGTATCATTAAATAATGGAACAATAAATCTTTCTAATAATATGAGTTTTATTGGAGTTGGAGAATTACCAACAGATTCAAAAAATGATAATTTCATAGCATTTGTTTCAAATCCAAGTTCTTCTACATTAGCAAATGGTTCTATATTTACATTTGATTCAACTGTTAATTCAAATAGAAAAATAACTATTAGTGGAGATGGTGCAACAGCAACTTTTGTATGTGAAGCTGCAAATAATTCAGCAAAACTTGATATATTTGCAAAAGTACATATTGAAAATCCTAATGCAACTGTTGTATTAAAATCAAAAAAAATTGTTTCTCCAAATACATCTTCTAATAGTGTTCCTTATTCTGGAATTATCAAATCAAACACTTATATTGATACTGTTCAAGGTAAATTATATTTTACAAATACTGCGATATCATTTGATACGACTTCCCAAAGTTTGTATGTATCTGATGTAATTAGTATTTCAAAAATTGTTGATTCTATGAATGCTAATTTAAGAATCACTCAATCTATGTTAACTAATCCAGCACATGATATTACACGATTCTATTCATTTGATACTGGACAAAGAGATACCTATTATGATCATGGAGCAATTCAATTAATTCCAAATTCACCACCACCAAAAGGTGATGTGTTAATTTTCTATAAGAGATTTGATCATGCAGCTGGTGACGGATATTTTAGTGTTGATTCTTATTTAGCACCAAAATCAACAAATCCAATTAAATATCAGTATATTCCTTCTTATAAAAGTAAAAATGGAAAAATTTATAATTTAAAAGATTGTTTGGATTTTAGACCATCAAGAACTAATGCAACTACAGCATTTACTTTTACTCCAATTAATAATAATCCAACTCTAGCGATTCCTGTTGATGGAACTCTATTTACTACGGATTATAGTTATTATCTATCAAGAAAAGATATTGTTATAGTATCAAAAGATAAAACAATTTCTTTAATTGAAGGTATACCTAGTTTAAATCCTAAAGAACCAGTGGAACCTGATGGATCAATTATTATTGCTAAAATTACTCATGAACCATATGATGCATTTATTCCGGGTGAAGTAGTTACAAGTGAACGATCATCAATAAACATTGAAAATGTCGAACATAAAAGATGGAGAATGGAAGATATTACAAGTCTTGAAAATAGAGTTTCAAGAATTGAATATTATACTTCATTAAATGCATTAGAACAAGCAACACAAAATTTACAAATTACTGATCAATATGGATTAAATAGATTTAAAAATGGAATTGTTGCTGATAATTTTACCTCCAATTTAGTTGGAGATATTTCTTCTCCTGAATTCTTTTCATCAATTGATCCGGTTAAAAAACGACTATATCCAGTTCATACGGTTCAAAATTTTAAATTAGAACTTAGGGATGTTTTATATTGTTTAGGACAATTAGATGATGATGCTAAAGCAAATTTAAGTTATAATATAGAAAAAGATGGTTCACAATATTATATCACTTTGAAATATAATACAATTCGTGCAATAGCACAACCATTTGCAACAAGAACACAAGGATTTATTGAATTTTCAGATACAGAAGGTATTTGTGAACTATCACCACCAATGGATAATTGGGTGTCAACTGAAATCTTACCAAATCTATTAATTGTTGATCCTAATATTCAATTATATGAACAAAGTAATACTTTTAATGTATTATCAACTGGTAATTGGCAAACTGTATCATCAACAAAAGTTGGAGAAATTACAGATACAACAGTAGAAAGTTCTACTTCAACTACAACCACTTCTACATATAGACCAAGATTCTTTACCTTATTTGATGTTATTTTTGATATTCTTGAAGATTTTGAATTGGTTGATTTTTGTAGAAGAAACAACATGATTGAAGAGTGTTTCAAACCACCATTTGATCGTGAAGGAACAAAAGATGAGAATGGTCATTACATTTGTGGAATTCATTGGCCCTTCCATCCATTATATCGTTTATTTATTTTAACCCGTTGTAAAAAGAAAAAAGAACAAGTTACAACAACTACAACTACAACTACGACTACGAGTGATCTTAATAAAGTTGTTGAACAAAAAACTGATGTTTCTGGGTATTGGACTTCATTAGGAAGTAATTTTGTAAATCAAAATGGATATATTACTGATGTATCTATTAGTCCTTATATTAGAGCACAACAAATACAATTTAAAGCTTCTGGATTATTAAAAAATACTCCAGTAAAATGTTATTTTGATGATGTTGATGTGACTGATAGAATATTAGTAGATAATGAATTAATTTTTGAAACGACAAATCCAGATTTTAGATCGGGTGAAGTTTGGGGATATTTGAATAATAATTCGGAACCAGTTCCATTTGCGGAAGTAACCGAATGGTCAAATACTTCATATACATTCTACTCTAATACATATACTTCTAATACTACAACGCAAACTGTTTATGTAAAACGTTGTCATTTCCATTTCTTCCCTTGGTTATTATTTGGAATTGGATTACTTCTTGCTCCGGTATTAACAACTGCTGCTGGATTATTATATCTACATAATGCAAGACATGCAAAATGTGTTGGTATTCATAGAAGATCAGGAACAGTATTATCAATTGATCCTGCAAACAATTGTTTTACAATTCCAAGAGAATATGAAGGACATGAACATCATATTTTACATTTACCTTGGTTCCATTGCTGGCATTTCTTTAGACCGCATTATACCCATAAATGTATTAGAACGGGGGTTTCTGCTAATTTAGTATCCAATACAATTACGATTTATTGTAATAATAGTGTAGTAACAAGTAATACAATTGGTGAAGTTCCGTTATACACAACAAAACCATTACACGATGATGATTTTGAAGGATTAGGATATCTAACAACCGATGATAAAGGATCAATTTCAGGAACATTCTATCTTCCAGAAGATACTTTTACAACCGGCGAAAAAATATTTAGAATTGATAATAGATTAAAAGGAGCAAAAGATTCAGAAACAACATTTGCTCAAGCTAGTTTCTTTGCATCAAGTTTAAATATTCAAAAACAATATTTAGAATTTTCACCTGATATTTCACATGCTAGAAATGTATTGACATCTACGAATAATAGAGAAAGTGTTATTATATCTAATACTGTTACTAAAGTAGAAACAAGCAATACTTCTACAACTACACAAGAATGTAAAAGAAGATGGTGGTGGTTCTGGAATAAACGCGATCCAATGGCACAAACATTTATTTTATTTGAAGATGAATTCCCATATGGAGCATTCTTAAAATCAATTAAAATTTGTTTTAGAACTAAACCAACTGATATTAATGAACCAATTACATTAGCACTTATTGGGACTCAAAACGGATATCCTGATGGTAATTATTTACAACATTCTGTTGTAACAAAATATCCTGTAGATGTTAATGTTTCAGAATCACCACATATTAGAAATCCAAATACATATACTGAATTTGTATTCCCTGTTCCTGTATATGTCAAACCGGAAACTATGTATGCATTTATGCTAAAAACAAATTCAAGTGAATATAATGTTTATACTGCTAAAATCGGTGATACTACAATTGAATCTACAGTTCAAGAATATTCTGAAAGTGGTGCAACAACATCATATATAGAACCATTTAAGATTACTGTAACTCCTTATGTTGGTGATTTATTCTTATCACAAAATGCACAAACATGGGCGGCTGATATTAATCAGGATATGATGTTTGAAATTGTAAGATGTAATTTCAATATAACACAACAAAGTGTTGCGCAATTTGTTTTACCAAAAGGATTGCCACAAAGAAAACGTGTAAATGATGATATTAATGATGCATTAAATAATACAATATATGATGCTAATAATGAAATATCTGTATATTCAAAAATAACAGATACTAATTTTGTGGTTGATGCTCTTAATGTTACAACTACAGATTTAACTTTTGATAATGCAGGAATAGATTATTCATATAAAGCAACTTTATTAAATGGATTAACAAAAGAAACTACTGAAACTTCAATAATTCCTGGTAGATATGGAAGTGCAACCATTGATGATATTGCTTTAGATGATGGAAATGGAGAAAGAGTGTTTGTTGCAGATGCTGATGCATTACCAGCAAATTCATCTTTTTCATTATTTACAAGACTACATTCTGGTGATCCAACTATTAGTCCTATTATTTCTGATGTTGGTGTTACTGTATATGGAGTTAATTATGCAATTAATAATTTAGAAATTAATCAAAAAGATATAGTAATTCTTGATGGTGGTGCGGGATATACTAATCCAACAGTAACGATTACATCAGATAATGTTAATGATGCAAATGGGGATTTTGGATCAGGTGCATTAGCAACTGCAAATGTAGTGAATGGAACAATTGTTTCTATTGATTTAATTTCTACTGGATCAGGATATTGTAATGGTGCAATTGTTACAGTAACAGGAGAATCCCCGGATAGAGAAGCGTCTATTATTGTAGCAACAGAAACATCAAAATATGGTGGTAATGGTTTATGTAGATATATTACAAAACCAATTATCTTAAATACTGATTTTGATGCTGGAGATTTACGAGTTTATTATACTGCATATAGACCAGTAGGAACTAATATTTATGTCTATTATAAGATAATAAATAGAAATGATACTTCATCATTTGCAGATAAGAATTGGAAATTAATGACATTGATTAATGGAAGTAGAACATATTCAACGAAAAAAGGAGAAACTTTTGAATATATTGCTGCACCTGGAATTAATGGTATAGCTGATAATAAAGTATCATATACAGATAATTCAGGAAATATTTATGTAGATTTTAATAGATTTGCAATAAAAGTTGTTTGTTCTACAGATGATAAAACAAAAATACCTTATTTAACTGATATTAGAGGTATTGCATTACCAGAGGCGGTGTAAAACAATGAGTATTGTTAATATTAAAGGAACTTCTCTTATAAGAGATTTAAATACAATGGCTGTTCTTAGTTCTAATAAAAATGAATTAGAACAATATAAATTAAGAAAAAAAATATTTGCTGAACAAAAAAACGAAATAAATAATATTAAACAAGAAGTTAATCAAATTAGAACTGACATTTCTGATATAAAGGAAATGCTTTCGCAAATCATACAAAGGTAATCATATAAATGGCAACAAGAATTACATCAGTTTCACTTGCAAATACATTTGGTCATTGGTTAGTAGCAACACAAACTATAATTAATGAACTTAATACTATTGGATTTGGAAACTATACAAAATCAAGTAATACTTTTTATATTACTTCTACAAATGAAGGATTGCGAGTTTCAAATAATGCAACAATAGGATCATTGACTCTTTTAAGGGATTCAACCTTTGAAGGAAATACAACAATTTTACAAGGATTGACTGTTTCTGGTAACTCTTCAACTGTATCTGGTATTGGTTTAAGAGATTCAAATATTTTAACTTTTTCAACAGAAACTGCATTACCGGCGTTTGGAACAGTTGCTGTAAATAGATTTCCTTCTGCAAATGCTGAATTACGTTGGAATGAATCAACTCAATATTGGGAACTTAGAAATGTTGATTCTCCAGAAACATATTTTAAACTTATTTCTTCTGGAGATTTGGCAACAACAACGTCTCCGGGTATTGTAGTTCTTTATGATAATTATGATAGTACAAGTAAAGATTTAGCTGCAACTGCAAATGCTGTTCATAGTGCATATTTAAATGCACAAAGTATGGGCAATTCTATTTATTATCTAGCAAATGCTGCTTATTATCAAGCAAATTTGGCGTTTGCAAGAGCAAATGCTGCATATGAATTAGCCGGATTAGCATTTAATCAAGCAAATGCTGCTTATTTAAAAGCAAATTCTGCATATGCTATTGCTGTTGAAGCAAATACAGTGGCGTATTCAGCGCAAACTGTAGCATTAATGGCAAATACCAAAGCAAACTTAGCATATAATATTGCAATAACAAAACAAGATTATTCAGCAAATTTAACTGCATTTTCATCAAAAATTGCACCATTAGGTTCTGTTGTTGGTACTACAGATGTTCAATCATTAACAAACAAAACTATTGTTGGATTTACAGAATCTAAAACTTCTCCTTCTATTTCTGGAGGAATTTTAACATTAGATTGTTCTGCTGGAACGGTATTTGATGTTTCTTTAAATTCAAATATTTCAACAATTAATTTTACAAATACTCCTGATTGGGCAAACGGAAAATCATATGCAATGACATTAGCATTTAGAGGCGATGGTACACAAAGAACAATAAATTGGGGTAGTGTACGATTTGCTGGAAATGTTACTCCTACAATAACAAAAACTTTAAATAAATATGATATTTTTGTGTTAACAACTTGGAATAATACTTGGTTTGGCTTTGTTTCAGGACAAAATCTATGACAATTTCTCGATTTTTGATGATGGGCGGATTTCCGCTTGATGGTCAAATTGCTTTTTACGGAACAGGATCATCCGTTACAGGGACATGGATTGTCCCTACTAATGTTAGAAAAATAAGTGTCGTTTGTGTTGGTGGTGGTGCTTCTGGAACCGGTTCTTGGTTCATACCAGCAAGAACTGGTGGTGGTGGTGGTGCTTTAGCATATTCAAATGATATTACAGTTTATCCTGGAGAAACTTTAAATTACCAGGCTGGTGCTGGACCAACAAGAAAAGGAACTGATGGTGGAGATACTTTTTTAGCAAGAGGTAGCGAAATTTTAGTTAAGGCTGTTGGTGGTATTGCCGAAGGATACGGTGGCGATAAAAGTGTTTGTATAGGTGATGTTTGTAATTCCGGTGGATCAGCTAAAAAAGGTTGGTTATGGGATTATGGTGGTGGTGGTGGTGGTGCTGCTGGATATTCTGGTGATGGTGGCGATGCAATGAGTCCCGGCCAAGGAGGCGGTGGTGGTGGTGGTGGAAATGGTGGAATTTTTGATTTATTTTTTCATGCTGGTGGCGGTGGTGGAGTAGGTTTATTAGGCGAAGGCGAATCTGGTCGAGCTGGCGGAAAACATGATTATTTTATAAGATTTTTTCATCTTACTTCTGGTACAGGAACATTTATACCTGGAGAAATGGTTTATCAAACTCTTTCTGATTATAATAATAAATTTGCGGATGGTAAAGTAGTTTGGTATGATTCTATTCATAAAATTTTAGCTGTTAGACATTATGATGATCCAGAAGACCCATATGATACATTGGCAGCATTTGTTAATACATCAAATATTATAGGATTAAATTCTTCTAGTTCATATTCATATGATACATCAAGACGATTATATTATTTTCATCCTCATGGATGGTTCTGGAATCTACTCCCTTATGCTCATTGCGGAAATGGTGGAGAAGGGGGTTCGGGCGGTGAAGATGGAGAATCAAATAAATTATTTAATCCTGAAGATGGAGGTGGAGGAAAATATGGTGGAGGTGGAGCTGGTGGATTAGATTTTTTTGGAATATTTAGAAATGGTGGTGATGGTGGCATTGGTGCTTTACGGATAATATGGGGATATAATAGAAATTATCCATCTACTAATACAGAAGATAAGTAAAAATGACAAATTTAACAATAAAAATTACTGATATTCTTGAATCAGAAATATTACCATCAAACTCTAAACTTTTAGTTATAAATGAAGAATTAAATACCGTCTTTCTTACTGATATTTCTGCATTAATGGAATATATTAATGATACTACATCTATTCTTGCAGCAAATTCGGCAATTCACTTATCACAAGAAGCAAAAATTGCATCTGAATTAGGTTATGATATAGCATTATATCTTCAAGATACAGTTAATACTGCATTATTTATTGCAAACTCTTCAGTTTCAAATTCAATGATCGCATTAACACGATCATTACGAGCAAATACTTTTGCAAATCAAGCATATACAATTTCAAATACTGCGGCAACAATTGCAAATTCTGCTAATTCATTAATTAGTTCTGTTCAATCTAATGCAAATTTGGCAGTAAATTTAGCAAATACAGCAAATATTGCAGCAACAAGCGTAAATGGTATTGCAGTACAAGCTTTAACTGTTGCAAATACAGCTAATGTAAATTCTACAACAGCATATAATCAAGCAACGATTGCTTATAATACTGCAAGTTCAATTGATACAAAAGCAACTTCTGCTTTAAATACTGCAAATACAGCAAATTTAAATGCATATTATGCAAATATAAATGCATATTATGCAAATACAACAGCAGTAGGAATATCTGCTACAGCAACATTAGCATTAAATACTGCAAATACAGCAAATGCAATTGCTGTATCCGCTAGAACAATAGCAAATACAGCAAATCTTACCGCAGTAAATATTTCAACAACTGCAAATATAGCATTAACAACTGCAAATACAGCAAACACAAATGCAACTCAAGCATATCAAGGTATTTCAAATGCAAGTCTTCTTATTACAGGAACTGTAAATACTGCAAGATTGGGTAGTGGAACTGCAAATGATAATACTATTCTTTATGGCGATAATTCTTGGAAACTTTTAAATGCAAATTTAATAGCAATTGCTGCACTCTCTGGAACAGGATTACTTAGAAAAACAGGAATTTCATCATGGACTATTGATACATCTTCATATTTAACAAGTGCAAATATTGGTTTAACAGTTCAACCATATTCAGCAAATACACCAGTTATTGCTGCAACTGCTGGTGAAATGACGGCTGGAAATGTTGAAGAATTAAGAAGTATGTCTCCATATTTGGTTAAACAAGCGATTACAAGTTTTTCTGGTGGAATTAGTAATTTTTTTGGTTGTGCATTATTAAATACGCATGGACAAACTTTTATTCCATCAATTACAAAAACATATAGAATTATATGCGTTGGTGGCGGTGGTTCTGGTGGGGTTGCAAGAAAAAGTTCTGGCAGAGCAATTGCAACTGGTGGTGGTGGTGGTGGTGTTGTAATTGCTGATATTCAATTAAGTGCTGGAACTACATATACCGCAGAAATATTTTCCGGTGGGTTTGTCTCTGGTCCTACTTCCACTGATGGTCAATTTATTAATGGTACTGTTGGTGGTAATGTAAGTTTATTTGGACCTGATATTACCACAATAACAGCATATGGTGGAAATGGTGGAAATGCATCTGAAACCAGTTCTGTTTCTGGTGGAACCGGTGGAACTTCACTTACATCCAAATATAACTTTACTGGAGGATCAGCTGGAGATGGAACTTCTGCCTCAACAGGAAAATGTGCAACAGGTGGTGGTTCAGCTTCAATTTTAGGATTAACACAATCAAGCGGTACATCCACTTCAACTGGTTCTGCTTGTGCAATATCAGGTGGTGCTGGAGTTGGTGGAAATTCTGGAACTGTTACTGTATCAAGTTCAAATAGATATGGTTCTGGTGGTGGTTCTGGAGGAAGTTCAACCGATGTTTCTTCAAGTTCGCCTGGAACTGCTGGTGTATCTTTAGATTTAATATTACATTCAATGTATTTTAATGGAGTATCTGGTATTAGTGGTGGAACTGGAGGTTCCCCAACTGGAGGTAATGCTAATTTAGGTGGTGGAGGCGGAGCCGCATTATCTACATCCTCAACAACCGCAACAGGAGGAATGGGAGGTTGGTTTGGTGGAGGTGGAGCAGCCATTAATACAAGTTCTGGATCAGCAATTGGGGGTGCTGGATATTATGGCGGAGGTGGTGGTGGAGCAGTTTCTACTTCAGGAAATGCTACTTCTGGAGCTGGTGGTAATGGAGTTATTTTAATTTTCTGGTAAATTAATGCGTTCTAATACAACAATATCTATAAAAGATTTAAATAAAAATAATTTTTTATCACCAAAATTCAAAATATTAAATATAAGTAATACTTTTAATACTATTACTGTTGTTAATATTGAACATGTAAATGATAAATTAGCAAATTCTTCTATTCAGACGGAATTAGATAAGATTCTTGCTAATACTGTTTTAATAAAAACTCAAGCAGATAATTATTATAATATTGGAGTATATCTTACTAATATTGTTTATAATACTTGTAATTTAGCAAATTCTGCGGTTGATAATGCTGCTTTCATTGTTAATTATTCTAATACAGTAAATAATTGGTCAATTTTAGTTAATCCTATTGTTAATTCAAGATATAGTATTGTAAATTCTATATATAATAATATATCAAATACTTCAAGTAATATTATATCAGCATTATATATTTCTACAAATGCATATTCAATTGCAAGTGGAGTTTATAATAAAGCAATATTAGCATTAAATACTGCAAATACAGCAAATGACTTAACTGTTATTAGTATTCCATTAGCAAAGTCTGCAAATACAATAAGTCTATCCATTGAAAATAAAGCAAATAGTGCGTTACTTTTATCTAATTCTGTATCTAAATTAGTATCTAATGTCATATCATTAACGTCTAATACATCAAATATTATTTTTTCTGTTAGTAATACAGCAACATTAGCATTAAATTTATCAATAAATGCTCATTCAATTGCAACCCAAGCATTTTCAATTGCTCAAAATGCAAATACAATTGCAAATGGAATTTTTAATACAGCAACAATTGCATCAAATATAGCAAATACAGCAAATCTTACTGCTTATAATGCAGTTTTAGCAAAAGGAAATGCATCCTTATTAACTTCAGGAACAATTAATTCATCATTATTAGGATCAAATACTTCAAGTTTAAATATATTATATGGAAATAATACTTGGAAACCATTAAATGCAAATTTGGTTTCTATTACAAATTTATCAAATATTGGATTTCCATACCGATATGCTAATAACACTTGGTTAATTAAAGATTCCATATCATATTCAATGGATAATATTAATATTGATATTCAAGGATATTCTTCAAACATTACTAATTCTATAATGACAGTAAGTGAAATAATTACTGGATCAGAAACTAAATTAAAAGGTTCATCTCCATTAACTATTGCACAAGCCGCGAGTGTAACTTCTGCTGTAATGGAAAGACCAATAGGAGGAAAACTTTATAAATCTTCGGGAACATTTACTCCTGTTTTATCTAAATTACATAGAATAATAGTAATTGGTGCTGGTGGGAGTGGTGCTGCTACCGTAGTATCTGCAAATGGAAACTTAGATTTTACAGGAATAGGAATGGCATGTGGTGGTGGTGCAGGAGGATATGCAATAAAAGATGTAGTATTATCAAAAACAACAACTTATACAGTTACAATTGGAACAGGAGGCGCAAATAGTTCTGTAACATCAACATTAACATCTTCTGCGGGTTCTGCTGGTGGATCATCTTCATTTAGTGGTAGTGGAATATCTACTATTACTGCATCTGGTGGTGGGGGTGGACAAGGACAAAGTGGCGCTTCTTCAGGATTGAGTAAAAGTGGTGGATCAGGTGGAACATCTTCTGGAGGAAATTATAATTTTACAGGAGGTGCTGGTGGAAATTGTATATATGTTCAATATGGCGGAAAATGTGCAACTGGTGGTGGTGCAGTAAGCATACTAGGAAATGTATATTCTGCTGGAAATTGTAAAGAAGGTAATGTTCCTGATGGATATGATCAAACAACTATAAGATATTATCCAGGTGCAACTGGTGGTGCTGGAATTGGTGGAAGTTCTGGACAAATTGAAACATATGCGGCTGCATATGCATACTGTGCAACCGGTGGTGGAGGAACCGAAGGAGGAAGTGGTTCATTTATCAATCCTTATACTGGATTAAGTTCTGGTGGGGATGCAAGTTCATTAATTAAATTTAACTATATGTATATAAATAATCCTGGTGGTAATGCAGGATATCCTTCTGGTAGTAATGCATATGATGGTGGTGGTGGTGGTGGTGGCGTTAGAAATGAAGGAAATGCAACAGGAGGAAATGGAGGTATGTTCGGTGGAGGCGGAGCTGCTTGTTGTGGCGGTGGTGGTGGTGGTGGTGCATTTAGTGCAACTGCTGGAAACGGTGGTATTGGCGGCGGTGGTGGTGGAGCATTAGCAATGAAAGGAACTGCACGATCTGGAAATGGAGGAAATGGATTAATTATAATTCTTTGGTAATTTCTTTTTAATAAATACTATAATAATTACTAAAACGAGCAATAATACATGGCAACAACAACATTTTTAAAAATTAATGAACTTGATCTTGTAACAGAAGTTACAGGAAGTCAAGAAATAGTAATTTATGATACAGATACTTTAGAAACTCTTAGATTAAATACTATTCTTTTAAGAAGTTTTGTTGCTAATACTTCTATGGAAGCATTAAATGTTGCAAATTTGTCATTAGTTATTGCAAATACTGCAAATACTGTTGCTAAAAATGCAAATAATGTTATTACGAACGCATTAATAACAACAAATAATGCTTTAACAATTGTTAATACTATTAATGTAATTGCTACTTCAGCAAATTCTACTGCAAATTCTGCGAAAACCATTGCTATATCAGCATTTAACACTGTTAATATTGCGATTAATTCTGCAAATGGAATATTTGCAAATTTAGCAATGACAACTGCAAATAATGCAAATACTAAAGCAAATTTATCATTAGAATTATCAATACTATCTTATAATACAGCAAATACTGCAAATGCAACCGCCAATTTAGCATTAACAATCGGAACTAATGCATATAATAGAGCAAATACTGCAAATGCAACCGCCAATTTAGCATTAACAATCGGAACTAATGCATATAATAGAGCAAATACTGCAAATGCAACCGCCAATTTAGCATTAATAACTGGAACTAATGCATATAATACAGCAAATACTGCAAATGCAATGGCTAATTTTGCAAATTCTTGGACAAGTTCATCTTTTACTGGTCCTATTTATGGTGGATTTGTTCCTAAAAATGCAACAATTAATTATGGAATTAAATCTACTTCTGATAATACAGTTTCTATATTTACAAGTGACCAAAATAAACTGCATATAGATTCATCTGGAAATGTTGGAATAGGTTATACATCAACAGCATATAAATTAGCAGTAGATGGTAATGGATATTTTTCAAATTCTATTTTTTCAAATTATATATTAGTTAATCCACAAACAACGAATTATTCACTTGAAACAACAGATTCTGGAAAATTAATTACAATGGATTCAGGATCAAATCTACTTGTTACAATAAATTCTGTTAAAAATTTTCCAATTGGATTTAGATGTATTGTTATGAGATTAGGAACTGGAAGTGTTTCTATAGGTAATACAGGAAGTTCTTATTGGAAATCTCGATCAGGAGCAAATTCAATTCTTGATCAATATGGTTCTGCAAGTATTATTCATGTTTCAACAAATCAATTTATAATTGATGGAGATATATAATGTCGGGGTTACAAACAATAGTTTTAACTTCGGGTACTTCTTGGTCCAGACCAGCAAACTGTCCAAATATTCTCACCAGTGTTGAATGTTGGGGTGGTGGAGCTCCTGGTATTGATGCTGCTAGTGCTGTATGTGCAGGTGGTGGAGGTGGAGCATATTCTGTAAAGTTAAATTATTCCATTGGTAATCAATCATCAATTGCCATTCAAATTCCAGGTTCAACTACTTATAATAACAATCCAGTTGATACATGGTTTGATAATTCATCAACTGGAATACTTGCTAAATCTGGTAGTGGTCAAAACGGAGGTGTTGCTGCATCATGTGTTGGAACTACTGCTTATTCTGGTGGACAAGGTGGTAATGGAGCAGTATACGGTGGTGGCGGTGGTGGTGGTAGTGCAACAAAAAATAGTAATGGAAATAATGGTACTAATGGAGGAGCGAGCGCTGGCGGTACTGGTGGAAATGCAGGAACCGGTGGTGGATCAGGAGGAACAGCACCTAGAGGCGATGGTACATCTAATGTAGAAGGAGGTGGCGGTGGTGGTGGTAACGAATATTATAATACGGGAACATCAGGTGCAGGAGGAGCCCCTGGCGGTGGCGGCGGTGGTTCTGATTATGGATATGGATCATCTGGAGCTGGAGCACGAGGACAAATAAGAATAACATATTATCCTAGAACTGGAGTAATTTCAAGTCATTTATTAACACTTTGTAATTAATTTTTTTGTTCATATGGAAAATGTGGAAAATTCCATCCATTAGGAAATAATTTATTTTTAGGGAATCTATAAGCATTAAAAAAATGTGTATATGGAATTAATTTATCAACAATTCTTTCTTGATATAAATTTTCATAATTTTTATCTTTTAAGTAAATAGAAACAGAATCAAGACATTCTGCTGGATGTGATCTATTTGCAATATAACATTCTAAAACTGAAGTATTATATCCATTTCTTTTTGCCCAAACTTCTAATGCTTTTGGTGCATCTGGATAAAATCTCCAACAATCAACTGGAAATTGATGATAACACATCGAAGAACTTGGTGCATTACAATACATAATTCCATCGGGTTTAAGAATTCTTAAACATTCTAAATAAGTTAACCAAAATAATTCAGAATGTTCAAAACATGAACTTGTAACTAATACATCAAAAGTATCATTTTCGAAAGGAAATTGATAAGGATCGTTAAGAACAATATCTACTCCGGGTCCGGGAGAAAAATCAATTCCTGTATAAGTAGTTATATTTTTTGGTACTATATCTCTTAACGATCCATTAACATCATAAGAACCAATTTCAACTACTTTTAACTTATTTTGATTTTTACAATAAATTTCAAAAAAAAGTTTAGCATGATTAAGAGCATTTTGATGCATTTATATTATTCTCCCGACTTTAACAAAATGATAATCTGCATCTGGTCCAGCATTACAAAATGGTTCTGTATTGACTAGATCAAATCCTGTTAAATGTAAGTAATCAATAACTTCGGTTTTTAATGGGGCTCCTTTATTATATTCAACAGATTGTAATTCTAATATTAAATGTTGACATGATTTTAACGTTTCTTTAGCACCTTTTAATATGTCTAATTCGGCTCCTTGAACATCCATTTTAATTAAATCGGGTAATGGAAAATTATTTTCTTTAACAATTGTATCTAATGTTTTAGTTATTATTACAGTTAATGTTTCATCTGGAAAATAAAGTTCGGATTCTGGATTAACTTCAACATTTTCTCTATAATATGAATTTCCCCCAGGATGTGTTACATTTTTATAAAAATTTACTTTTTTATTATCATAATCACTTAAAACCCCATTATAATGTAATAAATTATTATTCTCATACAAAAATTTAGTTTCTTCCATTGCTTCAAAAACAACGAAAGTTGCATTATTCCAAACTAATTTCGCTTCATTTGTCCAATGTAACACACACGCACCAATATCATAAATGACTTTAGGGAAAATATTTAAAGTATTTTTCATATAATGTAAATAATTAATATGCGGTAATGGTAATAATCGTTGATTACCTAATTCTATTAATCTTGCTTGAATAGAATTTAAATGTTCTGTTTTTTGTTCTGGTTCAATAATTGAAAATATTTTTTCCCCAATATGATTACATTTTATTGAAGTATCTGCCCAAATTTTAAACCCTTTATTAATTGCTTTTTTACAAAAATCAGTATCTTCAGAAATTGTATCTTTATGATTAATTGCAGAATAATATTCAAATTGTGGATATCCAATGTTAACAAAAACTTCTTTTTTTACAAGAACACACCCAAATCCACAACTAGAAATTTCAATTAATCCTTTATTCGTTATATCTTCATAATTAATTCTTCCGTTTGGACCATATAATTCAAGATTATGTGTGTTTGGAAGTCGTTGAATGTATAATCCAGACACAACATCCTTATTATGTGATAATAATTTAACTAATGTGTCGTTTGAAAAAGTAATATCAGAATCAACTGCAAATAAATAATCAAACCCTTTTATAACCCAATCAGCAATTAAATTTCTTATCTGTGCAATATTATATCCATGAAAATATTGAAATTGTACTTTATATCCATTAGGTATAATTAAATCATAAATTGATTTAAAAGTTTCTGATTCAATGTATTTTGCAGTTGGAATAGCAATTAAAATAGTTTTAATAGGATTGTTAATCATTTCAAAATTCGATTTTATATTCATATATAATTTATGTTCTTTATCAAGAAATCCTTCTACTAACGAAGTATCAGAAGTGGTTGTTGCAAAAGGAGAAGTAAATTTCATATTTGTAATTATATAATTTGTTTTACCATTATATAATGCAATATCAAAAATAAAATTATCTCCAAAATATATTTTAAGTTCGGGTGGAATAGGAACCCAATTATCTTTATTTATAAACATCAAACAACCAAATCCATATGTATGTTCATTATTCCAAGGTTTAATCTCAATTTCTTGTGTAGTTATTGATGGTTGATTAAAATCAGATTCTCCTGGACATAATCCAATTACACCAAAAGATTGTTCATAATATGGGTCAACTTTTTCAAAAAGTTTAGTATCAAATTCTATATCATCATTCATAATACATATTTTATTTGTAGTAGATTGTTCTACTCCATGATTCCATGCTGGATTTACAAAAATATTTTTACCAAATGATTTAATTATTATTTTTGGGTGTGATAATATAACATTTTGTGGACGATGTTGTTCATCATTATCAATAATAATAATATTTTCTACATACTCTGATATAACCAGATCATTCAAAAATGAACAAAATTTATTATATCTCCACATTGTAGGAATAATAATATTGTATTTTTCTCTTATTATATTCACTGAAGGTAAATAATATTGCTTATAATGATCTATTTGAGTGTTTAGTAGATAATATATATTTGGATTATTATATACGATCCAATGTTCATATGCATACCTTCCTTCATATTTACTATATTGTTCTGTATTATTTGGATGAGGCAATGATTTAATATATTTTCCTGTTGCCCACCAAAAATTACCACTCATTACATTTACAGTATTTTTATCTTTAATTCCTATTAAATCATATGAATCTAAATAATCTATACATTTATTACAATTAGTTATGTGAAAATAATTTAAAATATCAAACCAATCTTTTTGATAAGGAGTAAATAGATTAATACCTTTTGTATGAATATACAAGATTTTTTTATTTTCATCTTGTTGCGCCGAATCATAAATATAATTCAATATATGTTGTTCATAAATATTTTCTTCTTCAGTATCTCTAATATTTAAAATATTAACAAATGGATATTTAAGTCGAAAGTATTCTTTAATTTTATCTTCAAATGTATATGTACTATTTTCAGTTAATCCTGGATTTTCTCCATTTGGTAAAAATTGAAAAATTCCATATGAAGTTTTATATTTTGGCATGGTTATTGCGACATTAATTTGTGCAATATCATTTAATTTAGAATTGATAATTAATTTTAATTGCTCATCTATCCACCAAAAAGAATATAAAGCATGTTCATTATCAGGAATGAAGATATAATAAAATACTTCAATTGTTGAAGAAGTTGATTTCAATATAAATTCTACATTTTTTGTTTGTTCTAATTGATTAACTTTATAATCATTTAGTGGATTTATATCATTATAAAAACAAACTATATCAGAAATTGCCTTAACTTTATTTGGATGTGCTTGTTCTATAATATTATAAAAAGTTGCATTATCTCCACCTGCTCTAAACCAATCTCCATTCTTATCTTTAAAAACTGATTCTTGTATATTATTGATTAAATATTTTTTAAATGTTCGTAAATGAGTATATGGAATATTCCAATTAAATTTATATTGTTTATACAATTTATTTTTTTTAATATTTGGAGGATATTCTTGTGCAATTAACGGAATATTATCTGCTAATGACCAACAACTACCATATGTAAATTCTGTTGTTCCATCGTATAAATCATTATAAAAATTAAAAATATTTGGATTTGTATATAATGCATCATCTCCGTCTAATAACATAATAATAGATTCTTCTGTAATAAAAATATGTTTTAATGTGTTAATTTGATTATGAACAGCACCAAGATTTTCTTTATTTGATATAACAATAAATTTATCTTTAATATTATTTGATAAAGAATTAATTTTATTAATAACAACTGTTAATGACTGATCCGTAGAACAATCATTAATTAAAAAATGTAAATAATTTTTATAATCTTGACTTGCGACTGAATGAATACATTTTTCAATATACTTTTCACAATTATAAAATGGAGAAATTACTACAATCTGTTGTTCTATTTTTTTCATACAAAATCTTCCGCATTACAAAATCTTCTATTAAAAATTTTTTTAACTCTTTGTCTTATTGTTTTAACTTTTTGGTATTCTTCAATTGATAAATTTGACATAAATTTTCTATAAAAATGCTCTTTCCATTCTAATGCAATTGTATCCCAAGTACAGATATCTTTAATTTGATTACAAGCATACATTTTTTGTTGATGTAAATAAGTGTCATTATATGCTTGTAAAGTTAAATTAATAAATTTTATACATTGTTCTTCTATATTAATATGAGGAAATAAATTATTTGGTTCTATTGGATAATTTATTTTATATGAAGCAATATCTATAGCAGTTTCTTCTAATGCACCAAATCTACAGGTTATTGGAGTAACATTATGTGCAAGTGCTTCTAGGGTTGAAATTCCAAACGTTTCTGGAAAGGAACAAGGATATATAAAAAAAGATGCTTTTTCAAGAATATCAGAAATTTCTTGTTGAGTAATTACTCCTGTAAAGGTAATGTTTAAATTTTTATTTTCATATTCTTTTTTTAAATTAATCCAATCGGATTCTTGCTTATCTGGTGGTGCATTTTTTCTAAATCTATAAAATCCTCCAATAACAATTAATTTTGCATTAGGAATATTTTGTTTTACTGGTTCCCAAATTTTAGTAATTAATGGATACATTCCTTTTGTAAAACTAGCATTATATACAAATAGATTATGATCTTTATTTTTAATATCAATCCAATCTTTATATTTTTGTATTCCATTTCTAGTTTGAAAAATATATGGTTTTAGAACTTCAAACATTCGTTTTTTACCATGTTGACAAGTTGTTATATAAGAAGTATGAAAATCAGAAAGTGTAAATATTTCATTAATATGACCTTCAATCACCAATTCTTCTAATAATTCATCACCAACAAGAAAAGTGTCATGTAACCAAATAATTTTTAATTTTGCTTGTTGTCTTAGTTTTTCAAATAATTCAGGATAAAATTTATTATCTTTTTGTTGTCTTGCCCAATCATAATATTTCTCTGGAACTAATGGAGTAACTGTTCTTGATGAGATTACAATATCAAAAATCGTAGTTTCATTTTGTAATGATAAAATGGGTTTAAATTCAACTCCATCATAAATTCCTGGAGAAACGTTATCATCTTCACAATTATTAAAAACCGTAACAGAAAATCCTAATTTTACTAATTCTTTTGAAATTAAAATTATAGCACTTTCTGATCCACCTAATCCATATTTAGTTAAAGAATTTCCATCATATACAAGTCCAATAGTATCAATAATTGCAATATTCATATGTCACCAATTAATTTAAATTATAAAAAGTATAAATAGTTATAAACAAACAAAGGAAAATAAATGGCTTCTGCTTATTTAGACTTATTTATTGATCAAGGAGAAGACTTCTCTGCTACATTATCTTTATCAGGATTGAATAATGTTAGTTATAATTTAGATACTTATACAGCAAGAAGTGAAATTAAACGATCTGCTTGGTCAGTAAATACAACAACATCATTTGAAACAAATATTGCAAATAATGAAATAACATTATCATTACCATCGGCAAACACAACATTATTAACAAAATCTTCGTATTCTTATGATGTTATGTTAACAAATTCAGAAACAAACATTACTTCAAAGATATTAGAAGGAATAATTTTTGTAACCCCTAGTATTTCTATATAGGTATTAAAATGTCACTTAAAGCCGTTTCAGTAAGATATAACGATACTCAACCTCATGTAGATTCTATAATTTATAATAATAACATTTTATTAAAAGTCTCAGAGACATCTACTCATAAAATTAAAAATTTTTCTTTTGGGGGTGGAGAAACTAAATTATCTCAACTATCTGATGTATTGTCTGTTAATCCTCAACAAGATGATATTTTAATTTATAACACATCAGTAAATAAATATGTAAATAATAAATTAAATTTAGATTTTGGGGAATATTAAATTTTTCACTCTTTAAATAAAGAGTTAATTTTCCTTATATAAGGATATATATGGCTAATACACAAACTATTCAATTTAAACGATCTTCTGTACCCGGAAAAATTCCATCTGCAAATGCAATTTCTATTGGTGAACTTGCATTAAATCTTAATGATAAAATTATTTATTCTAAAGATACAACCGGAAATATAATATCATTTACTGATCCATCTACTGCTACAATTGCAAGTTTGGCATTTGAAAAAGCAAATTCTGCTTATACTGTTGCAAACCAATCAATAATATTTGGAAATACTGAAGTATTTTTGGGACAAACAAAAAATGAAATTATTGGATTAAATAGTCTTGAAAGTAATTCAATTATATTAAAAGGAAATTCAGGATATATTGAATTTACTACAACTGAATTAGCAAATACAATACATTTTATATTTCCTGATATTATTCCAAATAATAATTCAGTATTATTATCGAATAATGATGGGAATTTATTTTGGGCAGATTTTTCTGGAGTTGGATATGTTGGATCAAAAGGTTATACAGGATCACAAGGCAATATAGGTTATACAGGATCAATTGGTACTACAGGATATACCGGATCACAAGGTAATATAGGTTATACAGGATCATTTGGATTAACAGGATATTATGGATCAACTGGTTATTATGGATCAGTAGGATACACAGGATCAATTGGTACTACAGGATATTATGGATCAGTAGGATATACAGGTTCTAAAGGAAATATAGGATATACTGGATCAATTGGTACTACAGGATATTATGGATCAGTAGGATACACAGGATCACAAGGTAACATAGGGTATTATGGTTCGCTAGGATACACAGGATCGTTCGGTACTATTGGATATACAGGTTCATTTGGTACAACTGGGTATTATGGTTCTACAGGATATTATGGTTCGGTAGGATATACAGGATCACAAGGTAATATAGGTTATACTGGATCAAGAGGATATACAGGATCAGTAGGTTACTATGGATCAGTAGGATATACTGGTTCTAAAGGAGATATAGGTTATACTGGATCAATTGGTATTACAGGATATTATGGATCAGTTGGGTATACAGGTTCATTTGGATCAATTGGATATACTGGATCAAGAGGATATACAGGATCAGTAGGTTATTACGGATCAGTAGGATATACAGGATCACAAGGTAACATAGGTTATACTGGATCAATTGGTATTACAGGATACTACGGATCAGTTGGGTATACAGGATCACAAGGTAATATAGGTTATACTGGATCAATTGGTATTACAGGATATTATGGATCAGTAGGATATACAGGATCACAAGGTAATATAGGTTATACTGGATCATTTGGTACTACAGGATATTATGGATCAGTAGGATATACAGGTTCATTTGGATCAATTGGATATACTGGATCAAGAGGATATACAGGATCAGTAGGTTATTACGGATCAGTAGGATATACAGGATCACAAGGTAACATAGGTTATACTGGATCAATTGGTATTACAGGATATTATGGATCAGTAGGATATACAGGTTCTAAAGGAGATATAGGTTATACTGGATCATTTGGTACTACAGGATATTATGGATCAGTAGGATATACTGGTTCTAAAGGAGATATAGGTTATACTGGATCATTTGGTACTACAG